GGACACGGAGTTACGAATTGGGGATGGGATACCATGCTCGCTGCGCACTGTCTCGATAATCGACCGGGGATTTGCTCCATCAAGTTCCAGGCGTTCGTGCAATTAGGCATTCCGATTTACAATGGAGCCGTCGCGGCATTTCTGGAATCGCATCGTGGGCACTACAATCGCGTGACGCAGATTGATTTGCCCAGACTGTTACTCTACGGTGGGTATGACTCGTTGTTCGAGCGATACGTGGCCATGCGGCAGAGAAAGGAGATGGGGTATGAGGATTGAGCCGCTGCGTCAGAGTGGATACGACCTCTTGCACAAGGGAGCGATTGCGTTGGCTGAAGTAGAGTCGAATGGGATTCGCATCGACGAGGAGCGATTGTCCTACGTGAAGGAAAAACTCGGCCAGAAAATCGTCTCACTGCGCACGGACTTGAAAGAGACTCGCGAGTGGCGCCTGTGGCGCAAGCGGTATGGAGTAAAGTCGAACCTATTGTCACGCGAGCAATTGTCCTACGTTCTGTATGACGTGTTGGGGCATGAGATTACAGCACGCACTGAGCACGGGCGTCCGGCTACAGATGACGAGACGCTGCAAAAGATTGACTCTCCTTTTGTAACACAGCTCTCACGCATGCTCCGCTTCGAGAAGGCATTGAACACTTTCGTCAAGGGGATTGAAACCGAAACGGTGGAGGGAAGGCTTCATCCGTTCTTCAATCTGCACACAGTGCGCACATATCGCTCGTCGTCAGACTCGCCCAATTTCCAGAACTTCCCGGTGCGCGACAAGCAGATTGCCAAAATCATTCGCTCGCTGTTCATAGCATCGCGTGGATGCGTGCTCGCTGAAAAGGACTTCAAGGGGATTGAAGTCTCTGTCTCGGCGTGCTACCATAAGGACACCAACTTCATTTCGTATATCACTACGCCGGGTAAGGACATGCATCGTGATATGGCGGGGCAGATTTACAAGATACCTTCCAAAAAGGTATCGAAGGATGCACGCTATGGGGCCAAGAACAAGTTTGTGTTTCCCCAGTTTTATGGCGACTATTATGTCAACTGCGCGAAGTCTCTTTGGGAGTGGATGGAAAAAGCCAAGCTGGAGGTCGATGGCGTGTTATTGAAAAAGCATCTCGACGAGGAAGGCATCTCCCGACTAGGTAAATGCGACCCTGAGTTGAGGCCGGTGGCGGGGACGTTTGAGCACCACGTTCAGAAAGTGGAACGAGATTTCTGGGAGCGGCGCTTCCAACAATATGGTGAGTGGCGTCGTCGCTGGTATGACCTGTATCTGAAGCGAGGCTACTTTGACCTCTTGAGTGGCTTTCGAGTGCACGGAGTATTCGCGCGCAATGCAGTCGTGAACTATCCCGTTCAAGGCTCGGCGTTCCATTGCCTATTGTGGACGCTCATCCAAGTCAATCGCTTGCTGAAAAAGTATCGCATGCAAACCAAGATAGTGGGCCAGATTCACGACTCGCTTATCAGTGACGTGAAAGAAAGGGAGCTGAAGGACTACTTGGAAATTGTCGAGCACGTGGTCACCGTGCAGTTGCGTAAGCATTATGATTGGTTGGTTGTGCCGTTGGAGATTGAGTATGAGCTCGTGCCTCCCGGCAAAAGTTGGTTCGACAAGAAGGAGGTCAAGTTCAAGAAAGGTGAATTCACATTTGCAGAGCAGACTACAAATGACGTCAGTGAGTTTCTACAGATAATAAGCGCATGAAAATAAGAGCAATCAAATCCAGTAAACTGAACCATATGTCACGCAATGAACTGCATCGCTTCACGGACCAGATATCCGCTTTTCTGGAAAAGGAAGGCGAGTGGTTGGAGCGTGAGCAACTCGAAACGGACCCCACCTATCGTCAGGTCATTCCTTACACGATGGTGTCCAGTCAAGCGATGCGCAAGCGTGTGCTGATGCAGCGTTGCAAGGGCCAGGGAGAGGCGCGACTGTTCGACAAGTATTACATTGGCGCGGGAGGGCACGTCGAGGAAGGACATTCCATCGTGTATACCGCGCTCAAGGAATGCACGGAGGAGCTAGGCCTGCCTTTGGCGCGACTCCAGTTGACGGGGATTATGATTACGGACGGCAGCATGGTGGATGACGTCCACGTCTGCATATTCGGGATGGCTGAGACCCATTACGAAATCTTCCGCTCACCGGAAGGTCCGTTACATAATGCACGTTGGGCGAGTGATGCAGAACTGCTCGCGCATATCCCCAAGATGGAGAAATGGTCTGCAGTTTTGGTCAAGCATTTAATAAAGGCATGAGCACTCCACTTAAATTCCGGCGGTCGGTGTTGCAGGACTGGGTGATGGACTTGCCCTTCATGCAGCAAAGTGTGCTCATCGCAGCGATGCGTGGACCTGATGGTGTTATCAAGGACCATCCTTCCAAGAAACTCTGTCGATGGCTGCGGCGCTGCATCGTGCTCTCCGCGTTCGACAGATGTGCGCTCACGGACCCTTACAACCCCAGTGGCGGTAGCTACACGGGACCCAGCATTCCACCGCCACCTTACGAGGGAGACGGCGACGACATTTGTTGGGAGGGTCCCATGGAGAAGGTTGTGAAAGACTTTCTTGACAGCCAGGATAGTCTCCCGCTTCATTTTCATCTGCACTTCATTCATGGTGCAGAGATACTGGGCTACAAACATTCAGACCCGCGCATACGTGCTTGGTGGAATCGGACCTACAATCGGTTCTGTCACGACATGCACATGTCACCGGAGACGGAGTCCCAATTGAACTATCGACTCGACGACGACTGCGAAAAGTGGCGTAAGGATGCCAGCCGTTTCAAAAAATAATCATGAGCACTGAACTATACCGCAAATACCGTCCACGGGAATTAAAGGACGTCATCGGCCAAGATGGCGCCATCTCGTCGCTCGAAACCATGGTCAAACGAAAGAGCGTGCCCCATGCTCTGATGCTCACGGGGCCATCAGGATGTGGCAAGACCACCATCGGGCGCATCTTGAAAAAGACATTGGGGTGTGGGGACCGGGACTTCATAGAAATCAACGCCGCAGATTTCAAAGGCATTGATACCATACGGGAGATTCGACGCGGCGCGGTCATGGCGCCTATCTCGGGAGATTGTCGCATCTGGCTAATCGATGAGGCAGGGAAGCTAACCAACGATGCTCAGAATGCCTTCTTGAAGATTCTGGAGGACGCTCCCGAGCACGCCTACTTTTTCCTGGCCACGACCGACCCGCATAAAATCATCAAGACCATCCACACGCGATGCACAGAGGTGCAGATACGAGCGATGTCCCCCAAAGATTTGATGCGCGTCGTTACACGCGTATCCAATAAGGAGGGCATGGAATTGTCAGAAGATGTAGTGCAGTCCATCGTCGAGTGCGCGGAGGGTTCTGCACGCAAGGCGCTGGTGATATTAGGCCAGGTGGGGCATCTGGAGAATGAAGAGCAGCAGCTCAAGGCCATCGTCGCTGCGTCGATAAACAAGGACCAAGCCATCGAGTTGGCGCGTGCGTTGATTCGCCCGAACGTCCGTTGGCAAGAGGTAGCTCCACTGCTAAGGGACATCAAGGACGACCCTGAACAGGTTCGCTATCTCGTCTTGGGTTACTCTCGCAGCGTCATGCTGGGAGGAGGTAAGCTGGCGTCACGCGCCTTTGACATCATCGATGTATTCAGCGACAATTTTTATGACTCGAAGCACGCGGGTTTGGCCGCGGCATGTTGGGAGTTATTGCACTACAAAAAATCATAGATAATAAGGTATGAAAGATAAAATCACAAGCGAGTCGCCGATTGTTCAAATCGACGAGAACAATTTGGATAAGGAGTGCATTCGTCTGCCTTCTGACTATCTAAAGTATGCGCATGAAAGCGTCGAGGCGAAACACAATCTGGATGAGGCCCGCGCCCGATTGTCGGTAGCAGAAGCAGACTTGGCCAAGGCGATACGTGCTGACCCTAGCAAGTTTGGAATCGAGAAGGCCACTAACGATGCTGTCAAGGAGGCGATTGAGTGCGACGCTCGTTGCCAGAAACGGGCACAGATGGTTCGCGATTTTCAGTATGAGGCGAACCTGGCAGAGGCAGTGGTCTGGGCGCTGGAGCACAAAAAGCGGAGCATCACGAACCTAATTGAGCTGCACGGTATGGGCTATTTCTCCAACCCGAAAATCTCAGGGAAGGGCAAGATGGCTTTGGAAGAGATGGAAGCGGGGCGTGGGGTTCGACGACGCCGTCAACGCGATGAGGAATGAGCGCACTCGAAGTCATATTGATTGTCTTTGGGGCGATGTTCGGATTGCCTGTCGTCGCCTATCTGGTGATGAAGTTTGGCACTGCGGGGTTTTTTAGGGCGAGGGACCGACATGACCTGAGCCTAGGTAACAACAACAAACAAAAAAGGAAAGACGATGAGAAGTAAAGTGAAAGAGAAATACACATCGGCACGCGAATGGGCTGAAAAGCAATCTTCGTGGCAGAGTGCGAGCATTAAGTTGCCCGATGGTGCTCAGTTATTCAAGCCCAAGCCGGGCTTGATGCTTTTGGACATCCTGCCTTTCAAGGCGGGTGAAGGTAATCCATCAGCCGAGGAGGGCAGTCTTCATTGGGAGCGCACCTACTGGGTCCACAGAGGCATCGGTGCGAACCAAGACTCATATCTTTGTCCGCGCATGACGAGCAAGCAGCCCTGCCCTATCTGCGAGGCTCGCATGAAGCTGATGAAGAGCGAGGACGAGGACGACGAGGAGTTGGCCAAGACATTGATGCCCAAGAAACGGCAGTTGATAAACGTCATCAACTTGAAGGAGCCCGACAAGGGCGTCCAGATTTGGGACGTATCGTTTCACCTGTTCGGCAGCACGCTCCAGGCTCGCATCAATAATTCGGAGGAGGAGGATGGCTGGGACAAGTTCTTTTTCAAAGAGGATGGCCTGACTCTGAAAGTCGCCTTTGAGGAAAAGAAATACAGCGGGCACTCCTATTGCGATACGGTAAGCATTGACTTCCGCGCTCGCAAGGAGGAGCACGACGAGGAGACCTTTGAAAAGGTGCACAGTCTCGATGAGCTGCTCATTGAGACGGATTACAAGGACCTCAAAAAGGCCTTTCTCGAAGCGGGTGACGACGATGACGACGGCGACAGCAAGTCCAAGAAGTCCAAGGCGAAGTCCAGGGATGACGACGACGATGACAACGATGATAGTGACGACGACGATGAGCCCAAGTCCAAGAAGGCAAAGGCGAAGTCTCGTGACGATGACGACGACGATGACAACGACGATGACGACGACGATGAGCCGAAGTCCAAGTCCAAGTCTCGTAAGGACGATGATGACGACGACGCCGACGATGACGATGAGCCCAAGTCCAAGTCGAAAAAGTCCAAGAAGGACGATGACGACGATGACGACGATGACGACGATGACGACGATGACGACGATGACGGCGACGACGATGACGAGGAGCACAAGCCTAAGGCCAAGACCAAAAAGGAATACGATGAGGACGATGGCGACGACGATGAGCCGAAGTCCAAGGCCAAAAAGTCCAAGTCCAAGAAGGACGACGACGACGATGACTGGGAAGAGCGTCCTCGTGTAAAGACCAAGGATGAAATCGACGCCGAGGACGACGATGACGATGAGCCCAAGTCCAAGAAGGCTAAGTCCAAGTCCAAAAAGGATGACGACGATGACGATGATGGCGACGACGATGACGACGACGAGCCGAAGTCAAAATCAAAGTCGAAGTCCAAGAAGGACGACGACGATGACGACGATGGTGATGACGACGACGATGAGCCAAAGTCGAAAAAGAAAAAGTCCAAGAAGGATGACGACGACGATGACTGGGGTTGATTAATGAGTGCGCAAGCTGCCAAGAAGATGTTGATGGCTGAGCGCAAGCGATGGTCATTGGAGGGTGCTCTCTCAACGGGGAGCACTCTCCTTAACCTGGCCTGCACCGAAACTTCCGGTGCAGCTTTCTTGCGCGGTGGATATTATTACCTCGTGGGCGATTCGGCATCTGGCAAGACGTGGTTCTCATTGAGCTGTCTTGCAGAGGCGTGTCGCAATCCCATTTTTGATAAGTATCGTTTGATTTATGACGACGTGGAGGGCGGTGCCCTGATGGACATCGAACGCTATTTCGGAAAGGAGCTCGCGAGACGTTTGGAACCTCCCGCTCAACGCAAAGGCAGGTCTGTTAATAGCACGACCGTTGAATCATTTTATTATCATGTTTGGGATGCTGTCAAGGAACGCAGACCATTCATTTATGTGCTCGACTCTCAAGATGCGCTAGGCTCGGTAGCAGCGCTGGGCAAATTCGAGAAGATGAAAGAGGCTTCCGAAAGTGGAGAGACCACGGCGGGTTCATTCGGCGATGGCAAGGCGAAGTATCATAGTGAGCATCTCCGCCAAGTGCTCTCGGGGTTGCGGCGTCGCGATAGCATTCTGTTGGTGCTCGGGCAGACTCGCGACAACTTGGGGTTTGGATTCGAGAAGAAAACTCGGAGCGGAGGCAGGGCTCTGCGCTTCTATGCGAATTTGGAAATATGGACATCCGTAATTGGCAAGATGAAGAAACGAATCAATGGAAAAGACCGCACCATTGGCATCAAAGTGCTGGCTGAGATTCGTAAGAATCGCGTGACGGGAAAGGTAGGCAAGGACCGCGCTGTAGTGGTCCCGATTATGTATAACTTTGGCATTGACGATGTGGGCTCGTGCGTCGATTTTCTCATCAGCGAACAATATTGGCAGCGGACGGGGAAGCGTTGCTATGACGCCAAGGAGGTATTCGTCGAAGGCTCGCGTGATGAGATTATCAAAGCCATCGAGCAGGAGAATATGGAAAAGAAAATTTGCAAACTGGCAGCGAATGTCTGGAAGAGCATAGAGGAGTCTTGCACTGAGAGTAGAAAGGCGCGCTATGTCTGAGTGCCAACCCTCTTTGCTCGACCAGCAATTCATGGGGGCCGATTGCGATGCGCCTTGGAAGCGTTCTGAAGTGGATAGGATGTTGGATTTGTTTTTCTCGGGCATTCGCCTAGGTCGGCTGGCTTACAAGATGAGACGCACGAAGGAGTCCGTGCGCACTTACATCAAGGAGTTGGCCTACAATAAAAACGGTAAGGCAGAACAATACCAGCCACGCTGCCGAGTCTCACGCAAGGGCAAACACTTCTCCAAGAATGAGGTAAAGTTCTGGCAGATATTTCGCGAGAACAAAACTCCTATCGCTGCACTCGCTCGCTTATTGCAAAGGGACGAAAGCGAATTTGCAGTCAGCGAGAAACGAATCAAGAATCCGACCACTGACCTGTTAAGGCAATTATTGCCTACGATGGACATCATCTGGGCATATCGCTACATCCACTTCAGATACAAAAAGCACATCATCACGGACGAGCAATATGACACGCTCGTCGCGGAGGAGATTGAGTATGGTGGAGGCTCGACCGCATTTGAAAGAGTCAAGGCACATAATGGATGGCCAGTTTACATTCGCTCACTGGCGCTGTATCTCTGCGAGAAGTCTGAGCAACCTAGCGATAACGATAACGCAAAACGCTCCAGGAATCGTCCAGGCGCTGACGAGCGTCGAACCGAGCGTGAAGTCAGCCAAACGCAAACAACATCGTCCATATCGAAGGCTGGCGATGGCTCCACACGTCGCAAACGACTCATCTAACCGCTATGAAACGCTGGCTCATTCTGGATGTTCACTTTCTCTGTCATCGGGCGTTCCACACAATGGGACGTCTCGAATTCGAGGGAGAGCGCACGGGCGTCACGTTCGGCTTTCTCAAGTCGATTTCGTTTCTCAAGGACGAGCTGGTGTCCGACCGCGTGGTGTTCTGCTTTGAGAGTGCACGATTGAAGCGACGTGACTTGATGGCCGATTACAAACGCCGTCGTCATACTCGCGTCGAAACGGAAAGCGAGACACTGGCGCGACTCGATTTGAAACTGCAAATCAAATTGCTGCGCACCAAGTGGCTCCCGATGATTGGATTCAAGAACTTGCTTTGCGTCCCGGGATACGAGAGTGATGACTTGATGGCGTCGATAGCTAAGCACGCCCGCCCCGATGAGGATGTGATTCTAGTGACCAGCGATTCGGACATGCTCCAATGCTTGCGCCCTAATGTCTCGATGTATGACCCGACCAAGCGCAAGTTGATTACCGATGAGAAGTTCAAAACGGCGCATGGATATGCTCCCGACCAATGGGCGTTGGTGAAAGCCATGGCGGGATGCTCCACTGATGGAGTGCCCGGTATCGGAGGAATCGGAATCGCCACGGCGGAGAAAATCATCAAGAATGAACTCTCGCTGAAATCGGCAGCGTGGCGCAAGTATGCCTCGATTGAGGGACGGAAGGCGATACGGAAAAACCTGGCGTTGGTAGGACTCCCCTTTATGGACTGCCCGAATATGCGCGAGCAGTTGGTGCATGATGAAATTGACGAGCGTCAATGGAGTCGTGTATGTGCCCAGTTGGGCTTTCGTTCCATTGCTCACACGCCCCCTATCGCGACGCGCAAAATGCGCCAACAAGAATTGTTATGAATCGACAGAAAGGCTCCAACTTTGAACGCGAGATGTGCAAGCTGCTCTCGCGATGGTGGACAGATAAAGAACGGGACGACATCTTCTGGCGAACCTCGCAAAGTGGAGGACGAGCCACACAACGCGCCAAGGGGGGAAAGAGCACCTACGGGTCATATGGCGACATCGCGGCTGTAGACCCGATAGGTGCTCCACTCTTGAAGGCATTCACCATTGAACTGAAACGCGGTAACTCGCATGGAAATCCCGTGGACCTATTCGACGCTCCACGCACAGACAAGATTCGAGGGTGGGAGCATTGCCTGGACCAAACGGTGCGCAGTGCCAAGGATGCTCAGTCGATAGGGTGGTTGTTGATTCTCCAACGTGACCGTAGGCTTCCGTGCATTAGCATTGATTTCGTCTCGGCCAAAAAATTATTATTGTTGTCGGTGCTTCCGAATATCCGCTTTCATGTCAACGTGAACGGTTTGGGGATACTTCGCTATGTATCAATGCCTTTGCGCGTGTTTCTCAAGCACGTGAAGCCCAAGCATGTTGTTCAGTATTTGGCCGACTCGGGTGTGGATGTAAAAAAGTATGGTAGGTAGGTGCTTTTTTGCAGATAATAGGTATGAAGTCGGTAACGGTAAACAAATACACAAAGAAAGGCAGTTATGAAAGTATCGAAAGCAAACGGCGTGAAGTTTCTCCAAGCACTGAACTTTGAACGGGCACCCGAGTGGCCCGATGAGAAGTTGGTGGAACGTCTCTCACAGGTCCCTGAGAAGGTGGCCGAGGCGGATGTTCCGAAGGGCTTCGAGGACCTATACAAGAATCTGTGCAAAGCAGAAGGCGACATCACCCTGGAAGGCGGCAGTGACAAGGCGAAGGCGAATGGAAAAGCGGAAGCGAAGGATGTGAAATCCAAGCCCGCGGCCAAATCTGCGGCCAAGCCCGCGAAGGCCGAGAAAGCCAAAGCCAAGACCGAGAAGCCCGAGAAGGCTGCCAAGGCGAAGAGCAAGGGCAAGGAAGGCAAAGGCCGGCTCAAGGGTCTCTCGCAGGAGGTGGACAAGCTCATCAAGTTTTCCGCGGAGGAAATCTTCGACAAGCTGAAAGGGAAGTATCCCATCACGCCGTCGTGGCTCGCTCGCGTCGTCGAGCGCAAAAAGAAGGCGCTGAAAAAGGTCAAGGCCATCAAGGTCTAATCGCGAACGCCAAATGCTATGAGCAAGAAAATCTACGGCGGCCTTTTGAAGAGTCTCCCCACGTTCTGGGAGCGAGAGTGGCAAGGTCTGCCTGAATTTCTCCAGAACGACAAGAGGCCCCGTAGAACCTTGCTCATGCATTTCCGTAACGAGGAGGACGTGCAGTTGTTTGCAAAGTTGGTTGGGCAGAAGATAACCCCACGGACCAAGTTCGTGTGGTATCCTCCGATGCCCAAATTCTCCTATGCACAGTTGCGATACGTCGAGAAGGAAAAGAAAAAGAAAAAGAACGGCGCATGAACCCACGCTGGCCTGTTTACGTCATCACCAAAGGACGCTGGAAGTCTCGACTCACCATAAAGGCGATGGAGCGCATGAAGATGCCTCACTATGTCGTCGTCGAGCCTCAAGAGCGAAAGAAATATGCCAAACGGATTGGCGAGTATTCCACGCTGTTGGTTTTGCCCTTCTCGAATCTCGGACAAGGCTCCATCCCCGCTCGTAATTGGTGTTGGGAGCATTCCATAAAGGAGCTCAAGGCTCCCTTCCATTGGATGGTCGATGACAACATCGGCAAGTTCTGTCGCTTGAATCGAAATCTTAAAGTGGAGTGCGCGACGGGCGTGATGTTCCGCGTGCTTGAAGATTTCGTCGACCGCTATGAGAATGTGGCATTGGCGGGACCACAATACTGGATGTTTGCGCCACGTCGAGCGCAGCACCCTGCGTTCAGTTTGAACACGCGCATCTATTCGTGCATTCTGATTCGCAATGACCTGCCCTTTCGCTGGCGGGGACGCTACAACGAGGACACGGACCTTTCACTGCGCTGTCTCAAGGCAGGATGGTGCACGATTCTTTCCTATGCGTTCATCCAATACAAGATGCCGACCATGACCATGAAGGGCGGCAACATGGAGGAGCTGTATAAAGGCGATGGACGCCTCAAGATGGCAGAGTCGTTGAAAGAGCAGCACCCGGGAATTACCGAAGTGGTCTGGAAATGGGGACGATGGCAACACAGCGTGGACTATTCGCTATGCAATAACAAGCTGCGCAGAAAGCCAGGATTGAAAATCCCGAACGAGCCGAATGAATATGGTATGAGTATGGTCGAAGGCAAACGCGAGCTATCGCACGGCGAGATTGACAGCTTCACAGGATTCTAATATGAGCACAACCAAACACAAACGCAAACGCAAATCGAGCAAGCACAAACCCGCCATCTTTGTCAGCTCCATCTCGGAGAAACAGATTCTGGATTTGTCGAACGACATGACCGAGGGAATCACAAGTGGAACGGTGGCCCAGTGGCGTGCAGTGGCGCTATACTTCCGAAACAAATTGGACCTCGCACATAACCACATCAATGCGATACGTCCCTCAGTGGCAGCATACGTCGCAGCGCGAAGCATTCTCAAGCACGCCGGCCCTGAGATGGAGACGTGGCTCCAACGGGTCAAAAGTTAATCATATGGAAAGAATCGCCCGACTCGTCAACACCAAAGGGCACAGTGGATTGCCGGACCGATTCGTCATCGAGTCTCCCTATGGATGGCTGAGCGCATCCTCATTCGACGACGAGGAGCGAGCCGTGGTGTTTGAAACAGAAGCAAAGGCGCGCCAAGAATTCGCCCGTCTGTATCCCGATTGGACTCTGGAACGAGCATGAACAACGTCCTCGTAACATTGTTGCAGCAACTGAACGCGAGGACCATTGACACGCGCAATCATATCTTCATGCACCCGCTCTACCGCATAAAGGGCACGAGCGATGTGTATGCACCGCTACCGGGATGGGAAGTCGTCGGGTGGGTAGCGATAGCAAATAAGGTGGCACTGGTCTACAAATGCCACATTGCATACGAGGGAGGCCAATTCCAAAAAGGAAAACTCTACTGGCGACGCCTCACCAACAAGCATATTTTTCTACGCACATGAAAAAGAAATTAAGCAAGAACGGCACACCCTCCAACCCTAATAAACCCCCTGTCGCACAGCGCACCCAACGCACAGCCAATGGAGTCATCCGAAAAGGAGACAGAGTGCCTTACAGAAAGGCGTCCAATGAAGTCATCGAACAACGTGTGGAACAATTGGTGAAGTATTATCAACTCCATCCATTCGCTACTCGATTTGATGTTCACAAACGCTTCTGTCCTAAGTGGAAAGTTCAGTGGGATGTAGTGGACCGCATATACATAACTCGTGCACGCAAACTCACCAGGGAGCGGGCGCAATTGAATGTAAATGATGCGCGGGAAAAATGTTTGGGCGTCGTCATGCGCCATATGGACCACCCCAATCCCAAAATCGCATTGCTGGCAGTGAAGACGATGGCAGAGATAACGGGCATTGAGGCGCCCAAACGCACAGAGCTGACCGGGCCCAACGGTGGACCTATTCAAGCACAAGCGATGCGTCCACTGGTGGATATTTCCACAGAGCAATTGCGCCAGTTGGTTATCGAGATGAGCACAGAGAAAGTGGGCGCCAATGGCAAGTAAACCTAAGCGCACGAATCGCTACTCATTATGGCCCGCGTATGGCAATTGGGTCATACGTGACAATGCGATGAGCCGCATCATCAGTATGTCGTCGCTGAAGAAAGATGCACGACTGGTGTGGCGGGCGTTGAATCAAATGAACAGGAGATAATAAAACCATGAGTGATGACCTACGAGACATACACAAACAGGACCAAGAGGACGCGATGCGTGAGGCTGAGGTTCAACGGCAAGTAATCGAGCGACTGGCCAAAGAGATGGAGCAAATCACCCAGGCGCACATTCGACGACGCCAAACCATAACTCGTGTGAACCTGACCATGATGGTGGTCGTGATATCTGCTGCGACGCTGGCGTTGTTGCTACCTGCGTTGGCGCTGGCGTGGCGTTGGTTCCACCTGAAGTAAGTATGAGCGACGCTCCACCTAAACTGCACGCTGAAGGAGAGCAAGAGCACTCGCTGTGTGGCATGGCGTTCGACGCTTTTGACACGGGCGATGCCGATGAACAGATTGTGTTCGCTAAGGATGGCGAGACGGTTACCTGTCCGGACTGTCGTGATGCGATTGATTTCGTCAGGCGATATTACAAGCGCGGCTACAAATACAGAATTCCATGAAGCCACTATCTCGATTCAAAGCACTGCTCATCGCTGAGACGGAAAAGGCATTCCACTTTCGCGTCGTGGACCGCAAGGTGTGGGTGCCGCGCTCGCTCATCAAATCGTGCGTCAAAGGCCCACCCGATAAAAAGGGACATCGCGAGTGCGTGGTGGATGTAGAGGAATGGTTTGCAGAAAAGAATGGCCTATGAATGAGGAAAGGGAGGCAGAACAACATTCAATTGTGATGGGCTTTGATGCCCTGCGCGTGTGCGTAGGGCAGAAACCCAGGCACTTCACAGTTGCGCAGATACAGAAATGGATACAACTTATGAATGACCAACCAGATGACATCGATGAAGGTGAGCCTCTCGACGCTAAGGCCCTTTTGCGTGCGACCCTAGAACACAAGGTGCACAACCATGGATTCGTGCGCTACGTGGACCATATGGGTAGTGATACGGACATCGTCAACGCAGCTCGCGTCTCGTATGCCTCGGAGAGCAAAGGCGCCGAGCAGGACAAGAAACTGTTGCGCTACCTATTCGAGCATCGCCATACGTCGCCTTTCGAGATGTGCAAAGTGGTGTTCCATATCAAGATGCCCATCTTTGTCGCTCGCCAGTTCGTGCGCCATCGCATGCAGAACATGAATGAAGTGTCTGCGCGCTACAAGGAAATGAAGGATGAATTCTTCATCCCCGATTTGTGGCGTGTGCAAGATACCAAGAACAAGCAGGGCAGCGTCGCAGGGAGTTTGCCCCAGGATTATTGCACTGAGATGGTCCAGCTGTTCTACGAACGTGCGTATGCGGTGTATGAAACGCTGCTCGAACATGGCGTGGCTCGCGAGCAGGCACGCATAGTCTTGCCCGTGGGACTCTACACGGAATTCTACACCTGCTGGGACCTCAACAACTTGCTCAAATACTTCGCACTGCGCGACGACCCACATGCGCAGGGAGAGCACCAAGACTATGCCCGGGCGATGAAGGAGATTTGCCGCACGCTCTTTCCGTGGAGCATGGAAATATACGAGAGTTGCAAATGGGACTTGCACAGAGACCCCGAACCTGCCAAGTCATGAAAGGACCTCGACCTACTCCCGCGTGCGTCGTGAAGGCGATGCAATATCTCTACTACACGGGCGACGGTAACAACCGCTTGGGGGGAAGTCCCATCACTGACCGCGCCTATGATTTGTATTGTGAGCAGTATGGTATTGAAGGCAACGGAGGTAGTGATAGTGAGTCGAGTTATTCAGCAACGGAGATTCGGCTGGCGGAGACCATCGCGCGGACGAAAGATATTCCCACATGAATACTACCGATGCTGACCAAGAATGGGATGAGGCGTTGCAACGAGGCCTCAAAACCAATTCGCTCGACGACAAGCGCAAACTGGCGCTATGGGAAGCACAAAAGGAATTGGCCACGCGCAGTCTCCATGAATTCGTGCGCCAAGCATGGCACTTGGTCGAATCGGACGTGGAGTTCATCGACAACTGGCACATTCACGCCGTATGCGACCATCTGGAAGCGGTCTCACGTGGTGAGCTCCAGCAGCTAATCATTAATGTGCCCCCGGGCACGATGAAGTCTCTGCTCGTGTGCGTGTTCTGGCCTGCGTGGCGTTGGATAGAAAATCCCGGCAAGCGGTTCATGTTCTCGTCATACGCGGAAGCCCTGTCACTGCGCGATTCTATCAAGACGCGCATGCTCATAAGGAGCCGCTGGTATCAGGAACGATGGCCCCTGGAGATGACCAAGGAGCAAGATAGTCGCTTGGAGAATGCCAAGAATGGATGGCGCATCGTCGGTTCGATTGGAGGAAAAGGAATTGGAGAGCACCCCGACCATAACGTGGCCGATGACCCTCATAATGTGCTCCAAGCAGAATCGGACGCAGACCGGCAATCGGTCACGCGCTGGTTTGAAGGTGTATTCTGTGTGCGTGGTGAAGTGCGCGACGCATCACGCGTGCTCGTAATGCAAAGACTTCACTCCGAGGACTGCACAGGCACTGCGATACAGAAAGGGGGCTGGGCACATCTCTGCCTACCGATGCAATGGGAGCCAGACCATCCTACAGCCACGTCGAAGGAGCGTCCCACGCCTATTGGATTCATAGACCCGCGCACCAAGGATGGAGAGTTGCTTTGGCCTGAGGCGTATTCTGCAACGAAGGTAGCGAAGCTGGAGAACAACATGGGCGTGTATGTCGCAGCGGGACAGTTGCAACAACGCCCGTCTCCACGTGGCGGAGGTATGTTCAAGCGCGATTGGTTTGAGGTGCAAGAAGAACAGCCCCGCATGGTGCGCGTCGTGCGCTTCTGGGACAAGGCCGCGACAGGGCAGCGTAAAGGCGGGAAACTATTGAAGAGTGCACGCACAGCCGGTGTCGCCATGGGTCTCTTGCGTGGTGAGCCTCCCCGATACATTATCCTCGACGTGAAAGCGGGGCGTTGGTCGGTAGCAGACCGCGAACGCATCATCAAGGAGACCGCGAAGGAGGATGAAGAGACGTGGCGCACTGAGAGTATGGAAACAAGCGTCGAGCAAGAACCCGGAAGCGGAGGGAAAGAATCTGCAGACTCCACCATCACGAATCTCGATGGGTATGACGCGAGCGCTGAACGTCCCTCGGGGAGCAAAGAGGTGCGCGCTGAGCCACTGGCGAGCGCTGCGAGCGTAGGGCGCGTGCGTCTGCTTCAAGGGCTGTGGAACAAGGAGTTTCTCGACGAGCTGGAGATGTTCCCCATGGGTTCACTTAAGGACCAAGTGGACGGAGCATCGGGCGCATACAACAAGCTGGCGCGTCCCCGCATGCGCATCGGCGGATTATTCCATGTGCGTGCAAGGCCCGGACGAGATAATAGTTGATATGAGAAAAGAATTCAACCTGAAGGTAGTCGCGCAAACGTCAGACCCTAATATGTCGCAAGAGGAGTTTGACCAGCTCGTAATGGAAGGCATCCTCAAGGCCGAGATTGAGGCAAATAAAAGCCGCGTGCGCTTCCATTTCAATCCGACCGCGACGCAATCCCGATTCGTAACGAATCCAAACCTAGGGACGTAATGAACTGGCAGGGTAGCTCAATTGGTCAGCGAGTAACGGCATCTAGGGCCGTGAAAGGTGAGCATGCGTTCACTCGCGTGCAGAGCACCGGACTAATAATCTGGAGGATTGGAGGTTCGAGCCCTCCCCCTGCCACCAATTTTATGGGCCTGAGAGTAAGGTCTGATGGTGTGAGTCTATCTAGGTCGATGCGAAGTGGCCACTTGTCGACGTGGTTGCCTAGCGCCGCTGGTCCTAGAAGCTGCGGAAATCGACTCACCAAACGGGGTTCAATTCCTCGCAGTGCCCAACAATTAACAGTATGAGCGAGAGAAGCGAGAGACTTGAAAAGAAACGTGCATGGCGTGCAGCGAATAAAGAAAAACTGCGTGCTCAAAAAAGGAAATGGTCTCAAAAAAATAGAGAAAAGATGCTCATTTGTCGCAGGCGATGGAAACAAGCCAATAGAGAAAGGGTGCGTGCTCATAAAAAGAAATGGTATTATGGGCACAGAGACAAAGCATGTGCCGATAGTCGAAAGTGGTATCAAGAAAACAAGCGATGGGTTGTTGCTCGGGTGAAGCTATGGAAACAAGCCAATAGAGAAAGGGTGCGTGTCAGCGAAAGAAAAAGCACGCGTCGTGCCGTTGATAATCTTAAACCCCATTATGTGCGCAAGTTAGTGCGACAGGCATTTATGACAAAGAATTTACCAAGCGAGCAATTAAAAGGCTTGGTGAAAATGCACGGTAAAATACTAGAAACAAAAAGGTTAATATGCAAACGAAATCCAAATCTCCACAAGACGCAAGGAACATGGACGACCTCTGGAATATCCAGGCAAGGTCTCTCTCCACGTTGGAGGAAATTAAAACCCTCCACCAGCTTAAATTGACGGAGTGTGTCACTAATGCAGCGGGCAAGATGATGAACAATATCAAGGTCAGGCTTGCTGCGTGCGCCTTGGTGGGAGTCGAGCCTAATATACCGCAACTCGGCCAGTATCGAGGCGAGAAGTTATTAGCAGCACCCGCCACCACCAAGCGTCGTCGTGTCATTCCAAAGAGGTAAGCAGCGTGAGAATTTTCTGTCTTGTCTTGGTGCTAGTGACGTGGCCGGAGTGGAAGGACGTCGTGTTCGGTGGAGCCACTCATCGGTCTGGCAATCGCCTTAGTCGCATAGTTGTATGCACGGGCTATTACCCCCAAAGCCTCTGCGACGGCGCCGAGGCAAGCAGATAATAAAATAAAACTATGAAACGAATCTGGTGGTTGAGCATTATTGCATTAGTGGGGTGCCAAGCCCCTGAACAGAAATCCATAGCTGAGCATGAGGCGTCCTCTGCATTTTTCCAGCCGGCGACCGTGCGTCCCGTCGCAGCTGCAGCTGTATCAGAACGTCTGGTGCAGGTTATGGCTCCTATGCCGGCAGCGTCGCTCGCTCGCACGGCGTCGCTCTCGTCGCTCGCGTCGGTAACCCTAGCGTGGAACCATAGCCCCGATACGAATGCGGTAGGTTACCGTTTGTATTATGGAGTTGCGTCAGGAACTTACACCAACTCGGCAACAGTGGGCTACACTGACGTGGCGACGCTCACGGGATTGAACGGTGGAGTGAAGTATTATTTTGCCGCTACAGCGTATGGTGTGAATGGGGATGAAAGTGTATTCTCCAATGAGACGAGCTACACCACGGCAACGAATACTCCCGTGACGCTCGCCATCTCCATATTCATGTGGCAACTGAGTTGGCAGTGCGTGCCGTTCAAGACCAACTACATTCAGACCTCGACCAATCTGGGTGTCTGGTATGATATTCCCGGGCGTGATTACTATCGCACGAACGCCGAGCTCATCACTGCATTAATCCCCAACTCCACGCCGAACAGTTTCTACCGTGTAAGAATCGCACAATGAAACCCAAAATCTTGATAAAGGTAGTCAGCGAAGGCGCCAATGGAAATTTCATCCTGGAGTATCCCGACCACGCGGCGTTGCGATGTAGCTTGGAGCAGGCGCTGCCCAAACTGATTGAAGGCGGTATGTTCACGGCTCATGAACTGCAGTTTCCCTTACGCATCGGTGGTATCGAGCATCAATATACACCCACGATGACTGAGCATCTTTACTTCCCGGGCACACACACGGTCCAGAGGTGCATCGACGAATGCAAGAAACTGAAGGCCGAGATAGTCTCCTACACGATTGATAGGAATCACTCGCACGAGTTCATCGTGCGCAGAAAAGCAACTGACGTATGATAGGACCCGAGAATCCAGCTTTGCTAACACCACATGGACGTTCGCCCGCGACGCTGCGCCAGACGCACACGTTTGTGATTCTCGAAGTGCCGAAAGGTGCCTTCGATTACATCCAGCGATGTCTGTTGGAGGCGCAATACGAGCACGCCTTTCAACAAGTCGATGGACGCACGGTGATTGACATGAGTGGAATTGCTATCGCAGTAAAAAAGAAATGACGTATGACCAGCGACGACGTGAAACACATATACGGTAAGACCAACATCGGCGTGAGTGGTTTTATCCTCAAGGACAGCAAAGTATTGCTCGGCCTGCGCCACCCGAGCTGCAGCTTGCCGAATTTATGGTGCACACCCGGGGGCAAACTCGCCTATCGTGAGCCGATTAAGGTGGGACTCGTGCGCGAATTCAAAGAGGAGACCAATCTGGATATCTGGGTCCACGAACTGGTCACGGTCGAGGAGCGCATTCCCGATGGTGAGGACAAACACTCCATCGTGCTGTTCTACCTCTGCACGAATCGCTGCACGAGCGAGATGGTGATGGCTGAGCGAGAATTCGTTCAGCTGGACTATTTCAGTTTCGAGCAGCTTTGCGAAATGTTCTTTCAAGGAAAACTCACACCGGCGACAGAGGCCGCGTGCATGCAATACTACGCGCAGTATGAAGGCAATAAAATGGTATGAGCAAGACGCATAAGAAAACAACGAACCTACTCAAGGGCGGTGAACTGCCCTACGATGTGAACGGATGCTGCGAGGACAAGAAGCATCTCGAAAAGAATCCGCGACTCATTGCGTTCACGCGCATGCGGCGCAAGCTGGTCTCGCAAGAAGCAGTCGAGCAGGAGATTGGGCGCATCGAGAAAGAGAACCGCGACTTGATTGAAGGCACCTACTCGACGATACAAGTGAATGCTCCCCGCGCCATGGCTCAACTCGCAGTGGTGTCGAAGCTGGAGGCGTTGTATTGGACGCTGGGCAAAAAGTATCGCTCGCATCTCAAAGGTTACAATGGGTAAACATTTCGCCCGCAAGCACAGCTGACGCACAACAGCTGTGCTACTTATCATCTGAGTGTCATGGCTCAGGTGATACAAAAAGGGCTCATCGGGTGCCGTCCGACCCACGTCACGGGTCCTTTTTATTGGCTCTGCTTTTTTGCTCGTCATTTGTTCACGTCGATGGATAAGATGCGAGCATGAATGATAACCAGGCCGCAAACACCCGTTCGATGCAGGCATTCAACGCCTTCAACTCCTTCGTTCGCAACACCATCACCTCCCGTCTGGCGTGGCTCCAACGTTTGATGGACCCACGGCGCGACATCGATGCTGAGTGCGGACATCCACAGATTGTGCTCATCACCGATTACAAGAATTTGTTCACACGGGGAGACATCGCTCATCGCATCGTCTCGTTGCTGCCCGACGAGTCGTGGTCCGAGCGTCCCGAGATTCTGGAAACGGAAGACGAGACAGAAACCGCATTCGAGACAGCGTGGCAGGAACTGGACGAGCAATTTGGATTGGCGGGGTTGATGCTGCGTGCAGACGTATTGAGCGGCATCGGAAGATTCGGAGTGATTCTATTAGGGTTGGATGACGGGCTTCCCTTGAACGAGGCAGTGGCTCCCGGGGAACACAAGTTGATTTACATCCGACCGTTCGATGAGGGTTTGGCCACAGTGAAGTCTCTCGAATCGGATGTGAAAAATCCTCGCTATGGCAAACCGAAAGAATACCAGATTCAATTCTCCGATACGGACATCCTCTCCATAAGTGACTCGCAAACCAAATCCACGACCACAGCGCAGAGTGTGCACTGGTCTCGTATCGTCCACCTGGCGGATAATCGCACCAACTCGGAGGTGTTCGGCACGCCGCGACTCGAAAAGGTATTGAATCGAATTCTCGACGTGCGCAAGATAGCGGGAGGTAGCGGCGAGATGTTTTGGAAAGGAGGCTTCCCGGGATTATCCATCGAGGCGGCGCCGGGACTTGAAGACCGCGTCACGTTCGACGCAGAGGCGACCAAGGAACAACTGGAGGCGTATATGAACGGGCTTCAACGCTACATCGCCATGGTCGGTATGCAAGCCAAGACTTTGTCGCCTCAAATCGCAGACCCTGCGCCGCATGTGAAGTTGCAATTGCAACTCATCGCCACTGCGATGGGAATTCCCTGGCGCGTCTTGGTCGGTAGTGAAGCTGCGCAGTTGGCGAGCGAACAAGACACGCTCGCGTGGCATAAGAGGCTCAATCGCAGACGCAAGGAATACATTACACCCTACATCATACGTCCCTTGCTCGACCGTCTGATTGAATTCGGGATTCTCCCCGAGCCCAAGGAGCTCATTGTCAATTGGCCTGACCTGAACACCACATCGGATACGGACAAGGCGTCCATCGCAGAGAAACGGACCAACGCGTTGGCCAAGTATGTGCAATCGGGAGCGGACCAGGTCATGCCTCCGTTCCATTATTTCACACGCATACTGGGGATGGGAGACGACGAGGCGGAAGCCATCATCGAGGAGGCTGAGAAGCAAGCCAAGGAGAATGAAGACGAAGGGTTGAACCCCGATGGAAGTGACCCGGAGGTAGTGGACGCGAATGGCAACCCGATAGTGGACCCGAACGCTGATGTGGATGAGCTCGACGAGCCACCAACTGCGAAGCCCAAGCCAACTGCGAAGCCAACTGCGAAGCGATAGGAGGATGTTCACCTATGCGCTACAAAGTCAAAGCGTCGATTCGCGCTCATAACGCAGCTCATAACAGCGTGTGCGCAACGTCCCGCCTTCGATATGGACGATGTTTGGTCCATACCGACGGGAAAGACGACGGAACGCCCGTCCATAACGTCCTAGCGAACGCTCGAAAGCGGACGAATCCGCTGCGATTCGACCCCACACGCACTGCGATGATTCGTAGGCGGTTCACTTCCGAGCTGCGTCTGAGGTATCGAAAGCTTGCGGCCAGTCTCAGGGACTTCATAGTCGGCAAGGATGCGCTCGCTCTAAGTGAACACACCACGTTGTTGACGCTCGCAGCGGAACGTGAATTCCAATTTCGCACCGATGCGGGCAAGTTGGAGGCGTTCAACGATTGGTTCAAGCAACAACTCGACGCGAACATCATCAGTGTCGGCCCCGGGGGACGTTCAGACAAGCCGTGGACTGCCGATTTTGTGGAATCTTCCTACAAGAAAGGTCAGCTCAACGCATACCTCGCGTCGAAAGAGGGTCAGTTGTTCGAGCAAGCGGGGGTGGGCGACTTGTCGCAAGAACAATTTCTCCGACAAGCATTCAACGCCCCTGAAACAGTGAGCAAGGTTAAGTTGCTCTCGACGCGCACGCTGGAGGACCTGAAAGGCGTCAACGCGCAGATGGCACAGCGCATGAATCGCATTCTCTCGCAAGGGCTCATCGATGGAAGTGGCCCCGAAAAGATTGCGCGGCAGATGACCAAGGAAATCAAGAAACTCTCCGAGAGTCGCGCCCTCACCATCGCTCGCACAGAAATCATCAACGCACATTCTGAAGGACAGCTCGACTCGTTTGAGGAACTAGGCGTCGATGAGTTGGGTGTGCAGGCAGAGTGGTCCACGGCGCAAGATGACCGTGTATGTCCCGAGTGCGAGGCTAATGAGGGAAAGGTATTCAGTGTCGACGATGCGCGCGGACTCATTCCGCTGCATCCCAACTGCCGCTGCGCCTGGGTGCCTTACATCCCGCCCGCGAAAGAGGAAAAGAAATCATCCCGGAAAAAGAAACGTTGAACTATGGACGCAGCTCACCAAATCAGCATCGCGATAACCCACTGGAATCGGTTCCCCTATCTTCGCGAGTGCATTGCTCCCGTGCTCAACGACCCGCGAGTGGCGGAGATTGTTATTTCAGATGATGCATCCACTGATGGTTCGTGGGATGAGATTCAGGAATACTACGGGCTTCATCCCAAGGTGAAGATGTTCCGTAACGAGCAGAACCTGGACTGCTATCGCAATAAGGCCAAGGCGATGGAACACACGACGAATGGATGGACCATTCTGTTCGACTCGGACAATGTGCTCGGGGTGGATTATCTCGATGCGCTTTATGCGCTGCCTGAATGGAATCTCGATACAGTTTATTGTCCCGACTTTGCGGAGCCTCATTTCAACTACACGAAATTTGGAGGCATCATGATAGACCGCACCAACGTGTCACTCTTCATGGGTAAGGAGACCACGCGCATGGTGCGTAGTGCGCGAAATCCAAATAACTTCCGCCATCGGGGAATGCGCCAGACTCACCTACCCGATGAATACGGGTCATTCAGAACCGCGCTGAACACGTGCAACTTTTTCGTTCATCGGGACCAGTATCTTTCTGTTTGGGATGGCTCGGTAAATCCTCATACAGCGGACAGCATCTATCAGAATTTCAATTGGCTCAAATCGGGAAAGCGTCTCACGATTGTCAAGGGCTTGCGCTATTTCCATCGTGTCCATGCCGATTCGCATTACAAGTTGAATCGCCAGCTGACGGGCACGTTTCATCAGCAGGTGGAGGCGATGTTGATTGCTTTGAGATAATACATCACTATGGTAAAACCAAAAACCTACGGCCGTTTGGGGAATTATTTGTTCCAAGTAGCGTGCGCGGCCTCATATGCATGGAAGCACGATTTGGAATTCACGGTGCCCGATACCACCAATGACCATAAATGGAATCCCATTTATCTGCAACACCTGGTCAATCCGAAATGGGACCGAAAGCTGCAGCAGACCCTGATAAAGGCGACTCGATTCGGACACTACGAATTGCCGTGGCGTGAAGTGTGGCGCAACACCAATATCATTCTCGATGGCTATTGGCAAAGTGAGAAGTTCTTTGTGGAGTATCGCCCCAGGATTCTGGATGCGTTTGGTCTGGAGTGGAAGCATATCTCGGGACGAGTCGCGGTGCATGTGCGTCGCGGCGACTATCTCACCATCCAGAAAGGAGGGATGTTCAAGCATCCGCCGGTAACCAAGGAGTGGATGGAGCAAGCCATGGCATTATTCCCCGGCTATGAGTTTGAATTCTTTTCTGACGACATCATGTGGTGTATCAACAACTTTGAGCACCGTAAGGACTGTCTGTTCTCGGTAGGTAAGACTGAGCTCCGAGACTTGCAGGAAATAAGCTGGTGCGAACATCAGATTTGTAGCGCGAGCACATTCTCATGGTGGGGTATGTGGTTGAATCGCAATCTTCACAAGCGTGCGATATTTCCTCAGCACTGGTTGACGCCCGAATGGAATGGAGGGCTCGACTGCTCTGATATTGTTCCCGCGTGGTGCACAAAGCTATGATAACAGTCCTCTTTTCTTGCCGTGCGTGTGGACTCAAGGACGCTTCCGTCCAAGTTCCAGCGCGGGAGACTCCCGATGATGATGTGATTCACTGGATGAAGGAAGTGGTCCCCTACTGTATTCAGGATGAGCATCGTCGGCGCAGTCCTCACTGCACGCACAACAGCGCCAGTGATGTGAAGATACCCATGCCCCCTGAGGCTGAATTTTTAGGACAACAAATCGAATAATGAGAAACGAACAACCCATGATACTAGAAGGCTGCCATACAGCATATGTAAATCTGGACCATCGCACCGACCGTCGTGTGCACATGGAGAACACATTGTCCCGATTGGAGATTGTCGCCGAGCGCGTGCGCGGAATGCTCCCGTCGGAATATAAAGGGCCCCCGAGTCGCATCGCATGCATGCTCTCGCGTCCTCAGAAGGGCGCCATCGGGTGTTGGTTTTCTCAGATAAAAATCATGGAGACGGCCATGCAATTAAGGAGCCACGCCTTCGTGATGGAAGATGACCTGGTGTTCTGCGCGGACTTCCACGAGCGGATGCGCATCGTCAGTGACTTCTGCTCGCGACGCCCTTGGGATGTCATCTGGTTGGGTGGGACGTTCCACGTCAATCCCCCTTGGTGGCATAAAGGCCCGCCGTTGCGTCGCGATTGCGAGTGCACGGACCATCCGCGCATGATGCGCACCTACGGCGCTTTCTCGACGCACGCATACATCGTCAACGCTGAGAGTCTCCCGATGATTCTGAAAGGGCTGGAGAATTTACTTCCCGTGAGCATGGGCATTGACTGGGCGTTCATCCAGATGCAACCGCAGCTCCAGACGTTCGCGTTTGTTCCCGGTTGTGTCATCCAGTATGACAACGAGAGCGACATTGGCAAAGGCCAGACGACGTTCAGCAACTTCAAGAAGCTGGGACCATATTGGTTCCAGGAACGCATGGAAGATTTCGACCCTAAAACATTCAACTGGCACGAAGCGGCGAAAAGATGAAAACGGCAATCTTGTTCTCAGGGACCTCCTACAACTTTCGATTCAGCATCCCATCTCTGATGCAGAATCTTGTGCTGCCTAATGATGCAGACGTGTTCATATTCACCCAACGCTACAACCGGAGACGCCGGGCTCCTCATACAGACGAGGTGGTGCTTTCGTCGGACCCGGAGGCATGGGCGCTCAAGTCCGAAACGATGGAACGAGACTACACGCCGCTCAATGATGCAGACATCGCATACATGCGTGAGGTGTTCGGCGAGCGACTCAAGGTGCTGGCGTTCGTGGAGGATGATGAACGCTACCAGAAGAAACTGGAGCGGGCACGTCAACGTATGCTGGACGTGGTGAACCATCATCGCCAGCGTGCAATACGCATCGGCAATCCACCTTCCTTTCGACCGGGTAAGGAGGAAATCACGGACGCAGCGAATGGCAATATCAGATGCGTGGTGGACCAATACCACCACGTGGCGAAATGCTTTGAGCTGATGCAGGCGCACGAGGCAGCGACGGGCGTGCGCTATGACTACGTGGTGCGAGCGCGGTTGGACTTCATGGCGCCGTTCCCTCTGGACATTTCTCATTACTACCTGGGACAGGACCAACCCTATTTCTACGTTTGCGGTTCCTTTCGACGAGACCCGATGGAATGGTCAGATGAGTTTTGCTTCTGGGGTTTGCGCAGCGTCGCTGATAAAGTCTTCCCTGCATTGGAGCAAATGGGCATCATCGAGGACCCCGCCGTGACCATCTACAATGGCAATGACTATCGTTTCAGCACTGAGTGCCAATTCTCCTTACTCTTGCATCGTTTGAAGCAAGCGTGCTACAACGTGCGCATCTATCGGTCCAATTGCTTCAATGATGGTGGGGATAAATGGGATTATCTGAACTACCTCTTTCGACGGGACCCGATTGGTTTGGATTACGAATACTCATTGGTGGAACGCGGGCCCAGTGACATCCACGAGCACCTTCCCTACTTGAGGGACCTCGCTTCCAAGTGCCATCACGTGACTGAGCTGGGCACTCGCTATGGAAACTCGACGATTGCATTCATGATGGCCCGACCGGGCAAACTTATCACATATGATGTGCAACACAACGCCAAGCTCGACTACCTCAAGATGATTGCCGTGAGTGCGGGACTGGACTTTGAAATTCGGCTCGTGAATCCACAGAGCATCGAACCTACCGACCTTCTGTTCATCGACACCAACCACAATGTGGAAACTTGCGCGGAAGAGTTGCGCTTGCATGCACCACAAGCGCGACGCTACATTGCATTCCATGACACCACTACGTTCTGGGAAAAGGGACAAGGGCACGAACGTGGCGGTGGACTGCGCTATGCCATTGAGCCATTCATGAAGGCACATAAAGAAACGTGGAGACAGATTTACAAAGCAGACAACAACAACGGCCTATTGGTTCTTGAAAGGATAACTACATGAGCATCAGACATCGCAGGGATATTTGGAAACTGTTACTGGACGCCCCAAAAGGGAACGCGGCTGAAATCGGAGTGGCGGAAGGCTTTTTCAGTGCAGACATTCTCGCGTGGCCCATTCAATTCCCTAAAGTCTATATGGTGGACCGCTGGAGTTACGCTGATGTAAAAGGCGATTCGAGCAGCCCACAAAAATGGCATGACGAGAATTATGAAGCGGCTGTAAAACGTGTGGCTCGTTTCGGCGAGCGTGCTGTGATACTGAGAGGCGAATCTACCGCGATGGCGCTGCGCGTCCCCGATAGGTCACTGGCGTTCGTCAATGTCGACGCAGACCACTCTTATGAGGGCGCCATTACAGATGCGCGCACGTGGTGTCCCAAGTTGGTGGATGGAGGCGTGATGGCATTCCACGACTACCTGAATCCCAATTATGGAGTGAAGGCTGCTGTGAATGATTTCTGTAATGAACATGGCTTCCAGGCAGTATTGTTGCCCGAGGACCATTTTGCCGATGCGGGAGCCTACTTCATTTGTCGCAGATAATAAGGACGATATGTTGATACCATTCCATGAATTGTTTCAGAGGCACAAAATAAAGACCTCTGGTGTGCTTCATCTTGGAGCGAATACGGGACAGGAGGCAGAGCAATACCAAGACTTGAAGATACCTAAAGTGATTTGGGTCGAGGCGGAGCCGAATCTATTCCGCGCCCTATGTCGTCACATCGCTCGCTTCCCGGGACAAATCGCCGTCAACGCCTGCATTAGTGATGTGCAAGATGAGGTAGTGAAGTTCAATATCTCGTCGAACGGTGGGCAGTCCTCGTCGTTTCTGGAATTCGGCACGCACTCTGTCGAGCACCCGACGGTAAAGTTCACGCGCTACATCACATTGCGCACATCGCGCATCGACCATATCTGGACAGCGAGCGATTTTGCGCCGGGCGATTGGTTTTTGAATGTCGACTTACAGGGCGCGGAGTTGAAAGCGCTGTGGGGTATAGGCGATTTACTGCACCAGTTCAAGTATGCCTATATCGAAGTGAATGAGGCTGAACTCTACAAGGGCTGTCCACGCACGGTGGAAATTGACGCCTATCTCGCCGAATATGGCTTTGTCGGATTAGAAACCAAGATGACCGGAAGTAAATGGGGAGACAAGTTCTATGCTAAACCATAATCAACACGTTCCTTTTGAGAATCTCCATGTGCACATTATCTGGTGCACAATCTGTGTGCTGCTCTGTATGCTCATCTCGTCGCTACTCGGGCAGCTCAAGGTAAGTCGAGAAAACGAGCGGGCGTCCTCCCGTGAAGTGTATCGAGCTGTGCGCCAGGGCTATAACTCGAACTATGCAAATACAAACTATGCAAACACGAACAAGTAAATCATATTGGGCAATCACGTTGCTGTTGATTGCGTTACTCGTCGCCCTCCCCATTCAAATCAAAGCAGATGAGGAACCACCGCCGCAGGACTGGGCACTAATCGCCTGCGCAGTTGCAGTGGTCGCAGTCGCAGTGGGCGCCATCTATGTCATATCCAAGAAGTGTGCACCAAAATACTACTGGCTATGGGATGGCGAGACTCCCACTGGAACTTGGGTAGGCACTGCCACCGATAAGCAATGTCAAATCGAAGGGTGGAAGAAAATCAGTGGCCCCTATGATAAACCCGGCGACGCTCCGCCTACATGTCCGAACCTTACGAATCGTGTGAACAAGGCCGTATCTGCGCCTATCACAATCTCAACGCAGACTTCCCAAGATGGGGCGAATTGGACCACTGTCGATGTTCAGCACGTCGATATGGAGGACTATGCTTATTTTCCTACCAATCAAATCGGCACGATGCTGCGTCTCCAATACGGACCTTGAGTATGCACTGCTGCAGATGCGACAACACCTTGCTGCAGTGCACCTGCCCCGATTTGGAGGAGCGACTGGAGGCACTATTCGCTTCTCCTTATCTCATCTTCACTCCTGAAACAGTAGAGACGTTGCGAGCGCAAGCCCGGCGAAATAAAGAGCAACAGACCATAACAGAATGATAACCACCATCACTCCCTATTGGAAACGTCCCGAGACGTTGCGCGTGTGGCTGGCGGCGATGGCCGGAGCCACGCGCCCTTGGTTGCGCCATATCGTTTATTTCGTAGGCGAGCCCGCGCCCGCGGGAGCGAGAGACTACTTGAACCACTTCGAGAATTTCAAGTTCATCGAGATGGTGGACCACGCCCCGGGAGATAAGAGCATAGGCCATTATCATAATCTCGGGGCGTTGGAGGCAGACACCGAGTGGATTATGAAACTCGACGTGGACACAATCCCCAGCGTGGACTTTTTCCCCAAGCTTGCTGAGCTCTTGCTGGTTTCAGCAACGCCTCGTGAGTGGTTCAATGTAGGCATGATGTATACCACGCAAGCTGTGACCCTGAATCGGTTGGGAGCTAACCACATGCCGGTGCTTGAAGGCGAGTATGCATTTTTGACCAACAACTGGGGCACGTGTTCTGTTTCACGCACGGTGATGCCGGCTGCGACTAATTTTGTCTGCCGCCAATCAGACTATTTGGATTTGGGAGGATGTGATGAACGCTTCCGTGGCTATGGCTGGGAAGACTATCACCAAATCTACATGTTGGAACGGCACTTCCAGAATCGCGAGCCACTACCGGGACCTATCACCATCCAAAATGTGACGCATCGCTGTCGGGATGAAATAAGTCGGCGCAAGGCGCGGGAACTTTGGAACGCTCATAAACTGTGCTTGCTCCATCGTTGGCATGCACCGAGCACTGACCATCGCTATCGCAGCGCGATTAAGATGGGGCAGAATCGCAAGGTGTTGCTGGAACGAATCACGAACTATGAATCCAAACCAAAAAAACTCACCACCGCTCACTGACGACTCCGTATTGGCTCGCTACAAACTGCTCAACATGCCCGACGAGTGGATTGCGCAGAAGCTAGGGCTCACTGTCGCTGAGGTGAGTCGGCGTTGGAAAGTTCTGGAGACTAACGCAGCGCAGCAACGCTTGACCGAATCTGGATATGGGGACTTGATTGTGCAGATGAACGTAATGTGCCATCAATACCAGCTGCTGGGAGAGTCGCTCAAAATCATGTGTGGAGAAATTGGAAACCCTGTCACGTCGAGCGAATTGAAAGCACTGATAGTGCCCAATGATGTCGAGCAGACGACTATCAATTTGATGACCCGTCTTATCATTCTGCATCCGTTTGTGCCCAAAGACCCTGCTCAGGAGTTGGAGAAGCACATGCAGCAGCTGCTGCGCGGAAGCTGAACAGCAAATTTCTGCTTTACACCTCAGTCTGTTCCGTATTAATGAACACGATTGTTACAGCCGTGTGTTCCAAAAGGTGCGAGAAATGAAACCAGAAACCAAAAGCCTATGTCAAAATACGCAAGATTGATTTGCAATCTCCTTCCCAAAGGTTGTCGCTTCGATACCTTGGAAGGACGCGAACACATCGTGGTGCCGATGGTCATCTTGACTGAAGGCGTTCACAGCGGCTCGATGGGGCCCATCTACTACCCCAAGAATGAGTTGAGCAAGACTCCCGCTGTCTGGAATCACAAACCCATTGTGGTCTATCATCCATCGATGAACGGCGAATCGGTCTCCGCCTGCGACCCGCACATTTTGAATTCGCGCAAGGTGGGTGTGATGTTGAACACTCGCTATGAGTCGGGCAAGCTGAAGTCGGAAGCGTGGATTGAAAAGACACTCGCCAACAAAGTGGACGAGCGCATCATGGAAGCGGTGGAGAACAAGGAGGTCATGGAGCTATCCACGGGCGTCTTCATCGACGTGGATGACGAGTCGGGTGTTTGGAAGGAGGAGGAATATACGGGCATTGCGCGCAACTATCGTCCCGACCACTTGGCGTTGCTCCCTGACCAGATTGGAGCGTGCTCGATTTCTGACGGCGCTGGATTTCTGCGCAACCAGCAGAATCGTGAAGCGATAGTCGCCCAGGGTCTCGCGATGGTCAAGAAGGGCGAGAAGGCGAAGGACCCTGTGATGGTGAAACGTGGCAACGAGTTGATGGGAAATCATCTCGTGGAGAACAAGATGTCCTTCTCCAACATCACCTCGGCGTTGCACTCGGCGTTGCTCGATAAGTATCCCAGCAATTCAGTGCCTTACAAATATGCCTACGTCTGTGACGTGTATGACGGCTTTTTCATTTACGATTACGATGGGAAACTTTGGCGTTTGAGTTACATGATGGACGGGGAGGTTGTAAAACTCAGCGACGAGACGCCCGTTGAGGTGCAGAGAGTGACCGAATATCAGACAGCTGATGGTGCCTATGTGGGCAATCAAAGGCTGTCTACCAACCAAAAAGAAAACATGAACAAAGAAAAAACGGTGAGTGCCATCATCACGGCCAATGCGGGTTGGGCTGAAACGGACCGCACGGTGTTGATGGCGATGAGCGAGAGTCAGCTTCAGCTGATTCACAATGCAACCTTCCCTCCGAAAAAGAAAGAGGATGAGGAAGCCGACAAGGAAGCCGCCGCCAAGAAAAAGGCTGCCAAGAATGCGGAGGCGTCCAAGGTGGAAAACCAGAACGGCGAGGGTGAAGGCAAGGCCACTCCCAAGGTGGTCTTGATTCAAGACTACATCGCCGCAGCTCCCCGGGAGATGCAAGAGGTCCTGAACAACAGTCTCTCGGTCTACAACGACGAGAAGGCGCGGCTTGTCGACGCCATCATGGCGAACAAGAACAACCCATTCACCAAGGAGGATTTGAACAATCGTCCGTTGGGTGAGTTGAAGAACATCGCACGTTTGGCATCGCCCGAGACTCCCGAGCGGAATCGACTGGCCCCGAACTACGCGGGTATGGCTCCGGCGGAGAACACCGCCACTGAGGAAACGCCGCTCGAAGTCCCGGTGATGAATTTCACCCGCGCCAAGACTAACTAAGTCAAGGCACGCAACCGATAACTGACTGAAACAGACAAAAGATTATGGCACACAATTCTGAAACTCCGAAGCGTATTCACCTGCGTGGTGATTACGGCGTGCACGAGGAAGCACGAGCTGGTGGTGCGATTCGCCCGGGCGACTTGATTGACCAGGCGAGCACGGGCAAGATGCTCAAGCATCCGACCGCTGGTGGCTGGGCTGAAAAAGCCTTCGCCTTGGAGGACGCCCTCCAGGGAAATGGTATCGATGACAATTACGCCACCGATGACCTGGTGTCCTTCACCATCTGCAAACCCGGCGACATCGTGTATGCCTGGTTGAGCGGCGGTGAAACCGTCACGCTGGATGACTTTCTCACCAGCAACGGCGACGGTGCTTTGAAGGTGGCCAGTTCCACTGACATTCGCATCGCGAAGCCTTTGGAGGCGGTGGATGCTTCCGATTCTAACGATGTGGACGAGCGCATCAAAGTGCGCATTCTGTAATAAGTCCAAAACCGCGAAATCAAAAACACAGACAAACAAAAAACAATATGGACTTAATTCTTAATGGCCAAGCTCAGGGGGCAGTCGCAACGACCCTTCTGGCAAATGGATTCGACGTTGCGGCACTGCGTCCCTGGGTGGGCAAGGATGGGCGGCATTACATCGCCAAGAACGAAGGTGGCAAACTGAAGTCGGTTCCCCTTCCCGTCGCCAACGCTACGTTGCGGCACGAGGAGTGGAAGATTCTCGATGAAGCCATCGTCATGGCGGCGAAGGAACGTCTGCGCGTGGTGGCGGACATTCGGGCGGCGGGATTGACGTTTAACATCCCGAACGGAATGGGCAAGACTGTGCTCGAAACGGAAACTGTGAGCGACATCACGTCGGCGACCATCAGCATGGACCCGGCGCGACAGAGCGAAGGTGACCGTCCCGAGTATGACTTGACCAATTTACCGCTCCCGGTCATTCACAAGGACTTTTATTTCAATGCGCGTCAGTTGGCGGCGTCGCGCAACATCGGTGCCTCCATCGACACGACCATGGGCCAGTTGGCTGCGCGGCGCGTGTCGGAGGAAGCAGAACGGTTGTTGTTGGGTGTTTCTTCGACCTACGCCTACGGTGGTGGGACGATTTACGGCCTGACCAACTTCCCGTCACGCTTGACGCGCACGCTCATCTCCCCGCTGGAGAGTGATTGGACGCCTGCGCAGACCGTGCAAGACGTGCTCGCCATGCGCCAGCAGAGCGAGGACGCACACCACTACGGTCCGTGGGTGGTCTACAACAGTCCGTCGTGGGACCAGTTCCTCGATGACGACTACAGCAGCCAGAAGGGTGACAACACCTTGCGTCAGCGTTTGGAAGCTATCAGTGGCATCCAGGGCGTGCGCACGGCTGACCATCTCACGGGCTACCAGCTGGTGCTCGTCCAGATGACCAGCGATGTTATCCGTGAAGTCATCGGCATGGACATCACCACCGTTCAGTGGGAAACCATGGGCGGGATGCGGTTGCACTTCAAAGTGATGGCCATCTTGGTCCCGCAACTGCGCGCAGACCATTACGGCAACACCGGTATCGTGCACGGCTCTGCTCTGTAAGCTGCAAGCAAAAAGAGCAACATCCAGATTCGTGGTCGGGAGGAGGAAAAGCGAATCTCCTCCCGACCCGTTAACAAAAGAAAGGCAAAATGAACGCATACAAAATAAAGGCCGGTCAACACGTTGACGGCCGGACCAAAAAGAAATACACCAAGGGACAGACTGTCAACTCTGAACAGCCTTTGGATAAAATGTTCCCCGAGAAATTTGAAGACTTGGGCGAGGTGCGCAGAGTCGCATACGTCGATGAACCTCCCGTTGCGCCTAATCGGGCGCCTGGTTCCGTTACTTCCAGTCCATCCGAGGACGAAACCTCGTCTGGAGCGAACCTGGAGACGGCGCCGAGCGTTTCCGTAGCGAGTCCTCCAGCGCCCGCGAGCGTCCCCGCGCCCGCGAAGAAAACTGCTCACGCCAAATCAACCCCAAAAAAGTCATCGTCCAAAGTCAAGGGCGACGATTGGAAGGAATAAATTATGGCACGCACCACCTCTGCGGCTGTTGAAGCTATCATCGAGGTGGACGCCACGATACCGTTGGCGCCATTCATCGAGGCTGCAAGTTCACTTGTCACCGCCATCGCCACTGACTCGGGTCATAGCGATGAGACACTGGAACTAATCGAGCGATGGCTGTCAGCGCATTTCTATTGCATGCGGGACCCGCGTGTCACATCGGAACGTGCGGGTCCCGTCGGTGCGAGTTATCAATCTGCAGTGGCATTGAAACTCAATACATCACACTATGGACAAATGGCACAGGTGCTCGATACGAGTGGCCTGCTGACCAAGCTTTCACTTGGGAGAATCAATGCCCAAATCACATGGCTAGGCACGCCGCTGGAGAATAGCCAAGTGGAAACTCAACCTGATTAATAGTGCCCCCGTGAGGAACCAAATGAGGACCATTCGCCAACAACAACAGCGCTCCTACGCCCAGCTCTGGTTCCCTGCCAAAGAGTGGGGCGGCGGTCGTGCATTCTTGATTGGCGGTGGTCCCTCATTACGGGGCTTTGATTTCTCGCTGCTCAAACCCGAGCACGTCATCGGCGCGAATGATGCATTCAGTCTGGGCGGAGACATTGTAAAGTATTGCGTGTTCGGAGATGCCAATTGGTGGCAACATAACAAATTCAAATTGGAAACATTCACCGGTCGTGTGGTCTCGAATGCGCCGTCATTGATACCCATGAATGTTCCGTATCTATTAAAGACCGCACGCCAGCGGGATGGGATTCACTCGGGGACTACTTTAGGGTGGAACTATTCCACCGGCGCCCTGGCAATCAACTTGGCCATCTCCCTGGGCGCCGTCTCGATTTACTTGCTAGGATATGACCTGTGCAATCAGCATAGCAAATCGCATTGGCACGACCACAATCCCAAGACCACACAGGAGTTCACGTTCAAGCGATTCTTACGCGGCTTCCAATGCGTCAAGTCGTCGCTCCCTGAAGGCGTCAAGGTCATTAATGTAACGGATGGAACGTCTCGCTTGGACTGCTTTGAAAAGATGGAATATGCGCAGTTGTTCTCAATGCTACTGGAGAATCAACCTACCGTTCGCGTTCAAGGCATACCGATGACCCATGAAGTAGCCGCAATGTTACCCGCTGTGATGATATGAGTATCATTCGCAAAATGCGCAAGCAGAAAGCCGTTTGGTGGGCACGCAACGAATCGCCCAATACATTCGGCCAATATGGATTTGCAGAGCCGGTGGAAGTGGATTGCAGATGGGACGATACCATCCAGGCGTTCCTCGACGCGCAGGGAGAGACGCAGCAGTCACGTGCAGCAGTCTATGTGGACCGTGTCATGCGCGTCGGCGATAGATTGCGCCAGGGAGACATAGAGTCTGACGAGCCCAGTGACCCATTGACGTTGGATGATGCTTTTGAGATTCGGAGGTTTGACCAGAACCCTAATCTCAAGGCGACGGAGACATTGCTGACCGCATTTTTATGATTCGCAGCAGCATCAAAGGAACGCAACAGGTGCTTAACAACCTGAAGAAAGCTGATGCGCGTATCGGGGCGAACGTCGAGCGTGCGCTCAAGATAGCGGGGCTCCGTATCCAACGTGAGAGTCAGGGGCTGGTCCCCGTGGATTTGGGCAACTTGAAGAATTCTGCATTCACTCGTGCGACAGGTTCGGGATACAAAACGGAAGTCCAGGTAGGCTACACAGCATTCTATGCGCTGTTCGTGCATGAGGCGGTAGGTATGAAGCTAAAAGGAGTCCCGCGAGCGAGCGGGCGCGGCTCCCATTGGGACCCGCAAGGGAAAGCACAAGCCAAATTTCTGGAGGAGCCGATTCGACGAATGGCTCCGCAACTGTTGAGGGAGATTCGAGAAATGGCAAAGCTATGAGCAGCCCCGCGCAAATCATACACCAGTTGCTTGCAGACCTTGGGTTGTGTGGCGTATCGTCCACGTCACTGTTTGCCACCAACCCGAGCACGGGGGCGCATGGACCTTACATCAAGTTGAGTCCCACCTATTGGGAGCAACCCGTCTCACCTGATTACGGAATCATTTTAGAGGCTGGAGTCTGGAGAGTGTTCGAGTTGCTTGCACCGGCCTCAAATTATTACTTCATTTCAGAAGCACAGTTTCCAAGTGGCACGTGGTCGCATGGCCCTCAAGGCGTAGGTCTAGGCTCGTTTTCAGCTGCATACGATACCTATGAATGGCCTGCGTTCATTTCGTTTATGCCTGAAGAGCTGCCCGACCAGGCAATTTGCGTGTATGATACGGCAGGGACGTCAGACGGACGCATTATGTCCACGGGTGAGAAGATTGAGCATCCGGGAATTCAGATACGCGTGCGTGGAATTGACTATCCTGTCGTGTGGGCGAAAGCGAATGAGATTGCGCTTGCGCTCGACGCGCAGAACAACGTTGAGGTAGAAACCGAATCGGGACTGGTCTTTCTCGTGCAGAACATTTCGCGCACGGGGGCCATTGTTCCATTGGGATTGGAAACTAACGGGCCGCGCCGTCGCCATAATTTTACCATCAACGCAATCACAACGTATGCACAAACAACATGAAAGGAACTGACCTATGCCAAGCAATGTAAGACTCGACGATGGATTTTCAACCATCATCACACTGGCCAACATTCCTACAGTGAAGCTGTATGAAAAGGAGATTACGCCTCCCGGTATCTCCGCAGGTGGCCCTATCGACACGACCACGATGCGCAACATTACGTGGCGCACGATGTCGCCGCGCGCACTCAAGTCGCTGACTCCGGTCAGCGCCACTGTAGCGTTCGCGACGGAAGCCATCCCGATTGTCCAAGGCCAAATCGGACTCAACCAGTTGGTCACCGTGACATTCCCCGACAACTCCACGCTGGTGTTCTGGGGTTGGTTGGAGGAATTCTCCATCGGGGCCATGGTGGAAGGCGAACAGCCCACGGCGACGCTCACCATCAATCCGGGTAACGTCGATGCCGATGGCGAGGAGGTAGCTCCCGTTTACACGGCTCCCGTTCTGAGCTCGGGTGCTCTGTAAGAAACCACGAAAGAGAACACGAAAGAGAAAGGCGCAACAATGAACCTGAAACTAACTCCCAATGTCATATCACTGACGTTGGAGTCGACAAACAATGAGTCAACTCCGTATGAGTTGCACGAGATGACTGCCGCGACGCGGGACAAGTATCTCGACTCGATGAACGCCCGCATGCAAGTGGGTCCCGACGGTAAGGCGATTGGGGTAAAACGGTTTGATGGTTTGCAAACCGAATTACTGGCCCTATGCCTTAAACAGAAGGACGGCACCTTGGTGCCTGCGAAGGTAATCCAAGAGTGGCCGGCGTCTGTCGTCACGGAGCTGTACGGCTTGGCACAAAAGGCGAATCGACTCAACTTGGGTGAAGCGGAGGCCGACTCAAAAAAAGCCTAGGAGGTGAGCGGTTAAGTTGGTTGCGAGTCGCCTCTCATCTCCGGATTACGGTATGCGAGTTGAAGCACAAAATAACCTACGGGGAATTTTTGGAGTGGCTTCAGTTTCTGGAGTGGGAGGAGGCTCGGCAAACCAAGATGGATGTTTACCTGGCTCAAATCGCAGCTGAGACCAGACGCAGCTATGTAAAGCATCCGCGAGCTGTGAAAATGCGGGACTTTTTTGTCTCGTATGAACCAGCGAAAAGGAAACAGGCGAATCGGTCGAAGCAGATTTGGTTGAGTGCACTGAAAATAAAACCTGAGGTAAATTAAAATGGCACTAGCTTCCATAGGCGCAGCGGGAAACCTGGGGACACTGTTCGTTCGACTCACTGCGGACTCTGTCGACTTGGTCAAGGGGATGAATGCCGCCGAGGTATCGGTAGGCAAAACGTCCGCAGCGATGACTCGCCAATTGGCGAACGCCTCCAAGATAGCTGTCGCTGCGTTCGCGGCAGTGGCGGCGGCAGCGGCAGGATATACCAAGCATGTCATCGACGCTGCTGACGCCACGAATAAAATGGCGCAGATAGCGGGCCAGGCGGTGGATAAATTCTCTGCGCTCTCCTACGCGGCACAACTTGCCGACTTGAGTCAACAAGACCTGGCGCAGGCGTCTCGCTTCTTGACCTTATGGATGGAAAAGCAGGGCATGGCGGCGACAGACCTGACCGATGAGATGGTAAAACAAGCTGACGTGTTTGCTTCCATGCCGGATGGTCCCGAGAAACTCAAGCAAGCATACGAACGGTTCGGGCGTTCGGGAACGCAATTGATACCTCTGCTGAATCAAGGCTCGGCTGCGTTGCGCGAGCAGATGGAGGAAGCACGTCAGTTCGGCATCGTCGTCGGTCCCGATTTCGGAAGGAACGCGGATACCTTCAATGACAATCTCGTGCGTATGCAATCGGGGTTGAAGGGAATCTTCAGCACGCTCGCCTCCGAATTGCTTCCTCAGTGGATTGCGATGCAAGAGCGTTTCATCTCCTTGAATAAGGATGTAGATGCGCACAATCGCGCAGTGGAGGGACTCAAGACGATGTATGAAGCCGTGGTCGGCACCATCAAAGTATTCGTCCTGGGACTCAGCACCATCTGGCATGCCCTAAAGTCGATTGCCACCATTCTGGCCAATTCGGTAATGCTCTGGATGGAGAATTTCAAGACTGCCATTGACTCGCTTATTCAAATTGGTGGAGTCTGGGTAAAGACCATCGGCAACATCATCGATGCATTTGTTCTGCTCGGTAAGCAAGTGAGTGAAGTGGGCAACATCTTTCGTGCACTCCAGAAAAGTGATTGGGATGCGGTGTTGGCATCTGTGAAGCAACTCGGGAAAGGAGTCGGTGATGCGTTCAACAAGATAACTGAATCCGTGGCCGCAGGAATTGTGGAATCGGCAGAAATTGCAAAGCGTGGGTATGAGCGACAGATGGACGCCACTATTGCGATGGCGTTTGAAACGGGCAACGACTTGAAGGACATCTTTGAAGGATGGGTGGATGTAGGCGAATTGATGACGCCCGTCGAAGGCGCCTCCACGGCAGCCAAGCAACAAGTGGAAAAAGATTTCGCAGCCATCTCGGGATGGGGAGACCAGATTGAGGACATCGTGAAAAAGTTGGGTGTGCCTCAACGCCAGTTCTTGGACGCTCCAACGGCTCAGGCGTTCGGGACGGCAGAGGAGATAACAGCGAACCAGGAAAGATTGGCAGTTCTGGAGGAGCTGGCCGCACGTGAGCTGGAACTGACGGGCCAGGTTCACGAGTCCAAGTTGAAGGCTATCGAGGCCTACAATGCCAATCTCGCAGATTTGATGCAAGCGCAGGACGCATTGATTCTCCATTCGCAAGAGGATATGTTTGGTGCGCTTGGGGAGATGGTGAAAGGATTCGCGGGAGAACAATCAGCGGCCTACAAGGCGATGTTCGCAGCGTCCAAGGCGTTCGCCATCGCTGAGTCCATCGTGAAGATTCAACAGGGCGTCGCGGCGGCACTATCGCTAGGCTGGCCCTTGGGTCTAGTCGCAGCTGCGTCAGTCGTCACGCAGGCTGCAAATATCGTTTCGACCATCCAGTCCGTGGGCCTGACCATCGCTGGTTCACGCGAGAAGGGCGGTCCCGTTCAAGCGAACAAGTCCTTCCTTGTAGGCGAAGCGGGTCCCGAAATCTTTACACCGGCATCAAACGGGGACATCATCCCGAATAACCAGTTGGGTAATGGCGGCGGCACCAAGGTCATCATCAACAACTACACGGACGCCCGGGCGCAAGTGTCGGAGCGCAGCGAAGGCGACGAGCGCATTGTTGAGGTGATGATTAAGCGGGTCAAGAGTGAGCTCGGGACTGAAATTCGCGACGGGCGCGGAGAGGTTAATCGTGCCATGGAAAACTCGTTCCAACTCAGAAGGGGGACCAAATGAGTTGCACAGTCCCAGTGGATATTGTCTTTCCTGAAATTGGAGTAGGGACTCCTGCGCTCCCTTTGCCCTTTGATGAGTTTGGAGGACAGCCCATCAACTCCACGATAACGGCAAATGAAGCAGTGGCCCCGATTACTCGACGCCGACGTTGGACGCGGTCATACTCCATGCTGAGCGTCAGGTGGATATTAACTCGCGAGGAGTTTCTGGTCTTCAAGGATTTTTACACAGACGATTTGGGAAATGGAATCGCCTGGTTTCAGATTGGGTTGCGCTACCCTTACAACTCGCAAATTACAAACTGGGTGGCGCGATTCGTCGCGGGTTATTCCGCCGAGCACTCGGATGGATTTTTCACAGTTCAAGCCGATTTGGACCTGGTGAATCTCCAAGAACAATCATGAGCAAAGGAAATAACATGCCCGAAACTCCATTCAAACAGCAAGTCAACTTCAACACGGTAATCTTGATGGTGCTGCTGTCAGTGGTAGGCTTTTTTGGAAAACGTGCCGTGGACCGTCTCGACGAGATGTCCCGGGTGGTCACTGCGCTGGAACTGCGTCAGGAATACACAACGGAGTCGTTGCGATTAGGCAGTGACCAGATGGATACGATGCAGAGAAGCATCAATGCTTTGACCACTGAACTTGAAAGGCTAAAAAACAGAACCCGCTGAAAGGAAATAAAAATGAAAAACAAAACCGTATACATCATGTTCGCAATTAGTTGTTTGGTGTTTGTGGCCGTTTGCGTATTCGCCCAAGACCCCACCAATGCAGTTGCAGTAACAACCAATGCAGTTCCCGTCTCCGGTGTGGAAGGATACACGGCGACAGGACCTACCGGTGTAACCAAACTGTGGGAGCTGGGCATTGCGATAGTCGCGCCAATCATTGTGATGGGGATTAAGTATTTGGCCCCCAAAATCCCCACGGTGTTGTTACCTCTTAGCACTCCCGTGATAGGGTTGGCTTTGGGCGCACTCACCAACTGGTTGACCTCTGCGAATCTGGCGTGGGTAGATATGGCACAAGCCGGCATGGTCGCCGTATTCATTCGCGAGTCGTGGGACCAGGCGCTGAAGGCACGAAACCAATCACAGCAAGCGAAAGTAAACACAACCACGTAACCTATGGATGACAACACGCAAATCTTTAAGAAAGAGCAGTCGCAGCCGCAGCCACAAGCACAGCCTACGAGTGTGCGTGGCTGGATTGCTTTGATACTGTCGGTGGGTCTATTCATCGTGGTGCTGCTCATTGTAGTGGCGCCGTTTTTTAAGATTGAGATACCTAAAGATTTGTCATCGACCGTCATCACTTTATTTGCGACGGGCTTCACCGCTGCAATTACACACTACTTCCAGTCAAAGGAAGGACAGAAATAACAAACAACCAAAGGCAAAAATATGAAACTGAAACGATACCTTATTGCGCTGTTCGCGCTCGCACTGTCTCTGACAGGTTGCGTAGGTCCATTCAAGCCCGCTCCCATCGCAGAGGGAGCTGACCCCATCGTCGTGCACGCCGAACGTGCGCAACGCAGCTCGCTGAAGGTATACGAAACTGTCACTCAATGGGAATTCGATAATCGAGCCTCATTGCCACCGGAAGTCTCACGCGCCATCGACAAGTATCGCGAGTCATTCAAGCCCGCTTGGTTGGAGAGTCGCAAAGCGTTGGCCAATTACAAGGCTCGTGTAGGTCCTACAGCTACCGACATCGAGCGAATTACAGCAGCGCTATTGGCAGCGCAGGACAGTTTGATGGCGATGAAAAAGGACACCAGTAAGGTGGTGCAAGTCACAACGTCGTTGACTCAATTGCTCAATGCTATCAAGGCGTTGAGAACCCCGACACCAGTGCCGGTCAATCCATAACGAATCAACCCAAAGAAAGGAATCAAGATTATGCAATTTGTATTAGCGATGAAAGCCATCGGGCTAGTAATAACGCTGACAGACCTGCTCGTCAAAGCACGCGCAGCTGCAGTAGCAGCAAAGGAAATCGCCCAGCAATCGGCTGAGCTCACTCCCGAACAGAGTGCGCAGCTGGATGAGGAAGCGGCGAAGATATTCGACTCACCAGCGAGTGAGCTCAGCGGCCGCTAAACAATTCTCCTAGTCGGCGCAAGTCGGCTAGGGGATGGGTGGCCAGCTGAAGCGCCTTTCCAGTTCGGCCACCCGCTCTTTTTAATTATGGATAGCTTTACACCATTTTGGCCCGAGACGTTACCCGCTCCGCACGTGGCTATGATAGTGGCGTCCAACCCGCGCAATATGCGGACGGTGATGGAAACGGGCAGGGTGAGGAATCGACGAGGCTTTGCAACGACGCTCGACACATACGAGGCCACGTGGATGTTTACCCAGGACCAGTTTGTTGCCTTCAGGGACTTTTTCAATGAGACTTTGGAAAATGGCTCCCTCTCGTTTATGCTACCGATGCAGGACGATACGGAAATTGAGGCAGCATTTATGAAAGGCGTCTATCAATTTTCTCGTAGTGACAATTTGTATTCAGTGAAAGGCGTTCTGGAGGTCGTGGAAGATACCTTGCCCGAGGCGACGCTCACTGTGGATATCTCGGAGGTGGTCGCATGATGATTCTCAATATCAGCGGTCAGTTAAATACAGATGTAAACAATCTGGGAAATTCATTGGCGCGCAATGTGACGCTCACAGTGTTGCTGCCGGCAAGTTTTACCTACGTGATGAGCTCACCGCAAGCGACGACGCAAGTGGGACAACTTGTAACCTGGACGCTGGGGAGTATTCCCTCGGGCTACAGTGAATCATTTGTCGTTACTGTCACACCTACGCAGGGAGGATATTTCACCACTGAGTCCACGTTGACTACGGACAATGTGCCATCCATCGCTGCGATTATGAATGACAGCGTCGAGGTTCGCGTGTTCGACACTACTCTTTGCGGGGTTACTTCACTCACCAATGGCGGCGGCGATACCTTCGATTGCTATGACCTAGGCACGTGGAGTCCTCCCGCAGGTGGAACAGGTTTTACAGGCGCGTGGGTCCAGTCCAACAACCCGTTTCTTTTTCCTTATGGCGATTCGTTCGACTTGTATGCAGTTGGATTTACAGGTGAGATGACCTTAGAGGATAATTTCGAGGGTGGTGATGACGTCGCCTACTTGGGGCCCTGGGTAGATTCAGATACAGACCAATGGGCTGACAGTTTTGACAGTTATGCCGTAGAAAGTCCCGTGTCCTCCGCTTTGAATGGCGGAACTGGTTTCTCGGGAGATTGGATTATTGGAACATGAGTGTTGCAATTGATACCGTAACAATTGGTTCCATCGTGGACCGAAGAATCTGTTTGAACAATTCATCCATCGCTCGTGTGATGGATATTGGAACCAACTGGCAGCAACTTCGCATTGCGGTGCGGGTAGCACTGGACGACACCGGAGCGAACATCACCGGCACGCCGCTGTTCTATATTGGAGTCCTATCCAGTCCAAGCGCGAACGTGGCGAATGGGCCCTTGTCTGCAACCACCAGTCACTTTGTGGGACTGCGAAGTTCTGCCGCTACATGGACCAGGGTGGCCACACCAATAGTTTATTATCAGGTCTCCTCTCCGTTCCAGGCCATCAAACGTGTCAACACCACGAACACTACGGCGGCCATCACCGGCACGTTTAACATTCCATCCGTCGGTTCCAACTGCCGTTGGCCGATACTCGTGCAAATAACCAAAGGCAATCCGAACTACACCATCCAAGTCAGTTATCCAAACGGGACGGTGACGGCGTTGGATATCACCAAGATTGGGTTCGATGGTTATCTGGACGGAACTGGAACTACACAGATGGAGGCCTACATTGAAGGCATTCAAGGATTCAACGCCAATCGAATGATAACGTCATCGGCAGTGACCGTAGCGGTGGACGAAGGCACAAACGGAGGATTGAATGCCATCTGTTTGGCTTGGGATAAAACTGCGGTGATGAGAATTTCAGATGTCCGATTTAGGAAACGAGCATGAGTAGAATCATTGACACTGTCACAATAAGTTCCTTAGAGGACCGAAGATGCAAGCTGAGTGCTTGCGCTATCGCTCGTCCACTTGGGTTTGGCACTAACTGGAAGAAACTTCGCATTGGTGTGCGTTGGGCTTTTGATGACGTCGGAGGTAACATAGTAGGCACTCCTGTTCTTTACGTCGGGTTGATGTCCACGCCTACCGCTGGATTAGCGAACGGGCCGAATGGAGAGACCACCGGACATTTCTTAGGTTGGTTATCCAATGGAAGCCAATGGACAAGAGGAGTCGTCAGTTCCACTACCCACTACGCCACCGCTGCGAGTGGGCATCTCTTTGCCACGAAAGTTGGCGCTGGTTTTCCGTCCTCTTCCAGTAGCAGCTCAACACATAACTTCTCTGCAGAACCAACGGCGAAACGCTGGCCGATGTTCTTGGACATCACACGACCTACTGCACCAGCTACTACCCCGTTTGTTCTGGAGAATTGTTTTTGGAACCAGCCGGTCATATCGGCTGCAGATATATCGCAGACGACGATGAAAGCTGCGATGGTGCCATTGGCGATGGCCGATTGTCGAAACGTAATGACGCAAGCACTAGGGGGTGTGTCTAGCTTCCAGGCCAATGTGGCAGTAAACATTACAGTAGATGAAGCCACTAACGGCACGTTGAATCATGTTGTAGTTTCTTGGGAGCGAACATATCCTGCCATCTACATCTCAGATATTATGCACTGTAAACTTTTATGAGCAGAGTGATTGATACAGTCACCATCGGTGGTATTGTTGACAAGCGACTGGTTCTGGGCAATGCTCAAGTCGCTCGCGTGCTAAACGTCGGCACTTGGACGACTCTGCGCATCGGTGTTCGATTTTGCTTTGATGATTTTGGTGGAATTGTTTATGGTCCACCTCGTTTGTGCATTGGACTCCTTTCTAGCCCTAGTGGAACCAACGGGCCTCTCGGGGAGACCACCAGTCACTTTGTGGGTTTCCGAACGGCGGCTAACTTTCTCAGAACCACGACAGCTGGTATTGTCTACTATGCCATTACAACAAATGGAGTTGAATTCTGTTCCAAAGTGGGGAATACAGTCACCAGTCTGTTTAACTCCTTCAGCAATAACATGTCGGCCACACCCGCCACTAACATCTGGCCGATATTTATAGAACTGACGAAAGCGGGTCCCGGGTCTCCTGTTAACTGGTCGATGTCTTTAATTCATTGGAACCAAACGATTGTAAATAGGCACATTACAAAAGCGGAGATGCTTACCGCAATGGAGACTTCCAATTCCACGACGCTCACAGCCTACATGGATTCTTTGATTTCAGGGACGCCTTACACCAATAATCCCGTAACAGGAACCATATCTGTGAATGAAGCCACCAACGGCACACTAGATTCTGTATGCGTAGCTTGGGACAGGACCAGCCCCCTAGTAAGAATTTCAGAAATTATGTGGCGGAAAATTGCTTAACTTATGCCAAACGATTCACTCCAAGACGCCATCAAAGAGGCGTATGCGATAGCGCCGGCAGGAAAGGTCATTCTCGACACGTTAGAGATTCGTCAGACGGGTGTGCAAGACCCGATTTATTTGGTGCGAGCCAAGCAGGGTATGACGGCATTAGACGAGAATGGAAATGCCTTGGAATTCGAGCCGTGCGGATTTCAATTCACGCTCCCTCCCCAAAACGAGGAGGGCTTTCGCAGTCTGAACATCGCGATTGATAATGTGGGCAGACGCGTGAGCGCCTTTATTGACGCTGCGAAATCTGACAATGTGCCCGTGGAGATTCTTTACCGTCCTTATTTGAGCGACGACTTGTCCGCTCCTCAGATGATACCTCCGCTCACGCTCTTTTTGAAGGACGTGCAGATAAACATGATTCAGGTGACGGCACGTGCGACGTTCATGGACATTGTGAATAAGAAATTCCCTTCCGAACTTTACACACGTGGGCGCTTTCCCTATCTTGAATGAGCATGCACTGGTCCACTCAATATGTAGGCCTCCCGCACGAGATAGGCGGGAGGTCTCGTGCAGGTTTGGATTGCTGGGGATTGGTGCATCTGTTCTTTCGCGAGCAATACGGAATCAAATTGCCCGAGCTACCGGGAATCACAGCCGATGTAATGTTGTCCATCTGTCGCGAGGTCGAGCAACAACAGCAAACTGTGTGGAAAGAATTAGCAGCTCCCGTGGATAAGTGTCTGGTGGGCATGAGCCAGCACACTCGGGGACGATTGCACCACGTCGGCATCTGGACTGACGCGGACGGTGGTCGCATCATTCACGTAAGTCAATCTCAAGTGGTGGCAGACACCATGCGTAAATTGCGCATGCGTGGATTCGCGCATATTAAATACTATTGCTATGGCCTGGATTATTGAAACGCCCAATCCTTTTCGTCCGTTGGATGGATTAAAAAAGCATCGCCACGCGGGTGGTATCACCATCTGGGAATGGTTGCGCGAAACATATCCCGGGTTCACAGAGTTCAATACACCGACTCTGTGCGTGGTGAACGGTAAGCCGCGCATGCGCAAACAATGGGACGAACCGATTCAAGAGGATGACGTGGTCAACTTCATTGCTTGCACAGGCATTGAATACGTCATCGTTGCAATTGTGCTCATCGTCGTCTCGGTGATTTTGGCATTGGTCACGCAACCATCCACGCCGGGAGAGCAACCTGAATCGGACCCTGTATTCACCATCAAGGGACAAGTCAACCAGGTCCGAATGGGCGAGCCGATTGAATGCAACTATGGTCGGAACAGAATCTATCCTTCACTGGCGTCGCGCCCATTCTATCGCTACCAACACAATGACCAATACCAGCATTCACTATTTTGCATTGGCCAGGGGGTTTATGAAATCGAGGAGGTGCAAATTGGAGATACGTCCATTGACCAATTCGATGAAGCGGAGTATGAGATTCTGGAACCCGGCGACGTCACGACGTTGTTTGACACGAATGTAGTAACGTCGATTGAAGTGGGTGGGCAAACGCTGTATGCGCCTAATGAGCCTGAGTATCCCGTGGATGGCTGGATAGGACCGTTTGATGTTTCTCCGCCTACCACAGAGGTGCAGCAGATTGAAATAGACATCCTGTTTCCCAAAGGTCTGTATCATACCTCTAAAAAAGGACAGACTCAATCTAACACGATTGTGTATCAGGTGCAGACTCGCTTGATTGATGATGCGGGTGCGCCGCTCGGTGCTTTCACCCTTCTGGAACAGGAAAGTTTTACCGCAGCGACGATGACGCCCCGACGCATCACGCACAGATATGCCGTTACTGTAGGACGATATGAGATTCGGATTCGCCGTGTCGATGGCAAGAATTTTGGAGGCAGGGATGGGCATGACGCAGTATGGGACGGACTACGTGGATTTGTAACTGGCGAGCAGCCCGACTACGGAGATGTGACCATGCTTGCGGTCAAGATACGGGCGACGAATAATCTCAATGCACGCACGCGTGAGAAATTCAATGTCATCGCGACGCGCAAACTCCCGATTCGTTTTGAAGGTTCGAGTGGCTCATCGGACTCTGAAGGTTGGTCAGAGCCGATAGCTACACGGTCCATTGTCTGGGCGTTCGTGGACGTGATGCGCTCCCACTACGGCGGACAGATTACGGATGACTCCTACTATGATTGGGACACACTCTGGGCGCTGGAAGCGTTGTATGAATCGCGCAACGAGCACTTTGACTGGACGTTCCGGGACCCCGTTACGGTATGGGAAGCTGCGCGCACCATCGCTCGCGTAGGAAGAGGCGTTCCGCTTTTGGTGGGCTCGTTGATTTCATTGAAGCGAGACGCTCCCGCCATCGTGCCTATTGGGATGTTTATCCCCGACAACATTATTCAGGGCACGTTTACATGGGATATCAAACTATGGGACTTGAACGAGCACGATTCGATTCAGATTGAATATACAGACCCGACCACGGGCTACAAACAAGAAACGGTGCATTGCATTCTCCCCGACGACTCAGATGCGGGAAGCAACTCGAAGGACATGCGCTTGCCCGGTATCCAAGACCGCCAGCACGCCTACCGTGAAGGGATGTATATCTTGGCAGTGGAGCGATACTTGCGCGAGAATGTTACCTTCGAGACGGGGATGGAAGGCATCATCCCCAGCTATGGTGATTTGATTGCGGTAGTTCACGACGTGCCTCAATGGGGACAGAGCGGCTACATCCTGGATGCGCAAGAGTTGACTGATGGCACATGGTTGCTCTGCGTCTCTGAGCCTTTGATATTCTCGGACGCGAGCGATGGCGCCAATCAAATCATGCTGCGTAACAATCGAGCTGAGCTCATCGGTCCATTGAACGTCGAGGAGACCAGTGACCCGAAACAAGTCATCATCCATCTCGCGGGCGAGGCGACGGACTTCTCATTCTTGTTGGGAGGAGGGAATGAGCCGATGCTCTTTATGTTCGGCCAGACGGGAGACATCACGCAGTATCTCAAGGTGGTGAAAGTCGAACCTCAAGGAGGCGAGCGTATCAAAATCACCGCAGTGCCTGAAGTCCCTGCCATCTTTTCGTTCGACGAGTTGGTGGCTCCCGAACTGGACAAGCCCACGGGCCCGCCCGAGGTGCCCGACAATCCCGAAATCTCACATCTGACCCTGACGCAAGTCGACAGCACGTTGATGCTCGTTCAAGCGGTATGGTCGGCGTCGTTTGGTGCGACCAGTTACATCGTGCAAATCTCTCGCGATGCAGACAACTGGGAATTCTTATCTCAGACTCCGCGAACGTCAGTTCAATTCCAGGGGTGGCCGGGACCTGTCTACGTGCGCGTGGCAGCGTTGAACGAAGGGCAGGGTCCTTGGATTGAATCGAGTATCACCCTGACGCTCACTCTCGGCCTGGAAAATCATATTCCCTGGGAGTGTCTGCAATGGGGAATACGTTGGTGGGAGGACATCAACATCGACGCCTACTTGATTCGAGTCTATGACAATTCTAATGAGTCGGGCCCGATTCTGAAGCGCACCACTCAGCAGACTGAACTGGAATTCATTTACACCTACGAGATGGCGTTGGAAGATGGCAACCTGGTGAGTGAGATGCTCGTGACGGTGGATACAATGAACCTCGACGAGGACACGGGCGATATTGTGGCGAATGAACTACCGCGCCCGATAGAACTGTCCAACGCCGCGCCCGCGCTACCGACTGAAGATAGCTCGGGAGCATCTCCGGGCGTTGAGTTGTTTGACGTCAGCAGCGATGGACTGACATACACGTGGCGCTTGTTCTGGGATAACCCTGACGAGTGCGACTTGCACTGCTTCGCCATTTGGCTATCGCTGACTGAATCATTTGACCCGGTGTTTGAAACGCCCTACACGGAAGAGTGCGTGTCCAATCCCGGTTCGTCGCCCGATATGCCTACAGAGACATACGTCACGACGGAACTGGATTCGGACTTGACGCATCCCGATTACTTCTGGTGGGTAGCTCTGCGTGATGCGTGGTCGAGTATGGGAGCAGCATCAGGGCCGCACTTGCTGGCCCCCGCTTGGATTCTGGAATTCAATGAGTGGGATGATTTCGGGCGTTGGGAAGATGATAATTTCTGGAGAGACTAACAAACCAAAAAACACAAACATATGTCAAGCATCGCAAACAATGAAGTCGGCTCCAGCGCGAGGTCGAAAATCAATGCCGCCATCGCCCTGGTAGATGGATGGGCAGCCATCAAAGTCTATCGTGCCATCGTGACGCAGGCAGGTGTAGGGAATCCGTCTGCTACCGTGTTGGAGAATACACTCGGTGGCACAGTGGTATGGGCCCGAGTTACTGATGGTGAATATACGGCGACGCTCACTGCCGCGTTCGTTGTGAACAAGACCTTCATTCGCGCCGGGCTTGAGGGCGGTGGTGGCGGACAGCCCATTGATATCGTTCGCAACGATGCAAATGAACTGGGAGTCTCGACCTATTCGAGCGGAGTCCTCGCCGACGGCGTGATGACTGCTGCGATGGTTGAGATACTCGTCTACCCATAACGCTCGAAGCGTAGTCCAGACGAGTCGAAAAGAACGCTAGGCGCAGCGTCCAGCCTTCGCTAGGCGCGATGTTTGGACCAAAACCGAGTCTCGATAGCGCAAACGACGCTCAAAGCGACGCACAAGCGCACGGAAAACAAATAATCTGTTCACTCCACTACGGTGTTTCCGTCGAACGGCGAAGGTTCAATCACGGAACAAATTATTTGTTCAAACCTCAATCACTTTTCCCGTGACGAGGTTCGCGTTGTGAGTCACCATCACAATCTGAATGCCCATTTCTTTTGCCAATGTCTTGAGCATGATGCGAATGGCATCGTGGTGTTGCGCGGAGACGAATCGAAATGGTTCATCAAGCACGAGCAGTCGGCTGAGTCGAGGACGATGAAGAGAAAGACACGCCACGCGCAATGCGAACGCAGCCACATCGACGACGCCTCCTCCACTAGCCGACAAAGGACTGACTTCCAATCCATCGCGCACGAAGATTAGGCGTGCCTCTGTGCGCCCGCGCTTGCGCTCGAATCGAATTTGAAACTCATATGGGTCATCGGGGAATACAGTCTGCAAGCAAGTCGTAACCACGCGGGCGATTCGTTCGTGTGCTTTTTGTTGGACCGATTGGGCGAGCGACTGGAGCACCTCTTGCGCTTTTCGAGCGTGCTCCAATTTGATTTTGGTTTGCTCCAATGAGTCTCGCTCTCGTTTCAACGATAGCTTCAATGCCTTTCTGCGCTCACGCAGACCCTGGATGAGTTCACTCTCGCTCTCGTAATCGAACATATGCTTTGGTGGCCCGTTGCAGGGCTTCTTGGATTTCGGTTTGCTGAGTCTCCAGTTTGGCGAGCAGCTTGCGGGCGCCACGAACATCGCAGCCAAACTCTTTGCGCAACTGACGCTCCAGTTGTTGAAGGGCTCCACGCGCACGCTCGACTACCCTGGCGCATTGCTCGTGCTCCTCTTTCAGTTCTGTGAATGCTTCCTCTGTCATAATGGTTTGAAAAGCAAATTGAATTCAGGGTGCGTAAGGACCACGACGCTCTTTTCAACGACGACGGCCCAATCTGTGACATTGGCATAGACCACTTCATCACTCTTGGAGCGTGCTACCCAATGTGTCCCATTCTCTGAAAAGATTGTAGCCATCCATTTGGGCAGCGGCGCACTGAAGGTGAATTGCCACGCAGTAACTTCAAACTGGCTGGCGAACAATGCATGGTGTGTAGGTTTGAGATTCATAATTCAGTTTTCATAGACCGCTGTTCTTATTATCTGCTTGATTGGGTCATCGAGTCGAGCGTCACGAAGGTAATTTTTGACAGTCGCCTTGAAGTCGGTGGCTTGCTCGCCTAGTTCCTCCAGCTCCTCCATGAATGAACTAAGGTCGAGCTGCGACTCCTCCCGCTGCTTTGCGTTCTGATGAAACAGGTCTTTCGATACGTCCAACGGGTATCGCTTCACCTGACCATCGCTCAAGAGCAGTCCCAGCGAAGGGTGATGGTGCAGCTCATCTGACTTGCGACGAATGAACGTGCCGCAGTTATGAACAGACGGACGCGAGAAGGGAATGTGGTTGTCCCCGAATACTCGCAGGTCATAATTGCGCAGCTTGATGAGCAGCGCAGCAAGACGACTCGATTCGGACGCACCGGGATATCCTTTACCGGGAATCCAACAATAATGATGCACCAGCGCAATTCGTTTTACCGTTCGGGCAGGCTTGAGTGGCTCATTCCATCCATATCCATCCACCGTCCAACCATGCTCGATTGGAATGGACGAGCCTGAGATGTGTCGAATCTTCCCCGCTTCGCGGAGCACTCCATAACCACTGCGATGCATATCATCCATGCGATGGTTGGGTAGGTCGTGCTGTCCGGGAACGCAAATCATTCCATCGGGGAGATGCTTCAAGGCGAGGTGAATCAACTCGGGGGCGGCGTTCCAACGGTCGAAGATGTCGCCCGCGCAGAGCACGGGGACTTTACGAGCGACGCGGCGCAGCTGATGTAGATAGTCAGCCTGAACGTCCATCCAGTTCTTATCAGCGCGACAAGCGGGAGCTGTAAGACTTAGATGCAAGTCTGCGACCAGCACAGCGATTACTTCATCGGACTTCCGCATATTGGACATGGCTTACCTTGGGTTTGTTGTTTGAATTCTCGTTCGGCTTGGACTGCTCGCTTTTGAGCAGTGTCGACATTCTGTTGTGCTTCTCGAATCCGTTTCACGATGAGCTGTAAGCTATCCACCTTTTGTTGGATGGAAACTAACTTCTTGTAGTGCATCTCGATTTCGGAGAATGAAGGGATGGTGTTCGTTTGCGATTCGAGACGAGCTGACGCCTCAATCAATTCTTTCAAGCGAACGATACGGCGTGAGACTGCCCGTTCATCTCGATGAATCTCGTGGAGCAAGTCGAACGCCTTTATGCGCTCGGGCTGCGTGGTCTTCAAGTCCTCTCGGATGGACTCCAGCCTGGATTCGTGAACGACAAGTTCAGTGTTTGTCGTCGTGACCACTTTGGCCACATGCGATAGCGATGAATCAATGACGGACAAATCCACAATGGCATTTAACTTGCGCGATACCTCGGGCGCAGTTTCGCAGAACCAAAAAGGACCATCGTGTTGACTGGCAAAGTTGACGTCGGATAATCGCAGCAGGTTGGCGATGTTGTCGGGGACGTTCGCGCCAAATGCTTTGTAGATTTCGCCATCGAGTCGATACGTGTTACTGGCACTGCGCTCGCGTGTGATTTCGTGGAGCTGCTTGTTGTGAATTATGCGAACGGATACCGCAGCACGTTTCGCTCCACGACGAATGAAGTTGGCGCCCGCAAAATCATTCAAGCACAGCCAACGCAACGCACGCAGCACTGCAGATTTTCCTGCATCTGTCTCGCCACGAATCACCGTCACATCGTCGAGATGAATGACGAGTCGTCGATGGCGTTGAAAGTTGATGACTCGAATACTCTTTATGCGCACGCTCTATTATCTACCGTTTGCGAATCACGCGGATTTCGTTGTATTCCACTGATTTTCTCGAAAATGCTTTTCGTGTCTCATTAGTTTACAGTCCTAACCCATTGATGTAGAAGCGAATATGGAGAATAAATCTTTTTCATATTCGCTAGACACTTGCTCAACGTGGATTACTATATTTACGTGCGAGGCGGTTCGAGTCGTATCCGCGAAACAAAACGATGGGACAAGCTGGAAGTCCGAAACCCCCAGCGCTGAGTGGCTCGTCCTAGCAAAGTCAACGAGATTAGCGAGACCACACGACAGCGGAAACAAACTCCCGGAATAACCTCCGGGCAACCTGCGAGAGCAACGCGAAAGCGGCCAGCTCGTAGGCGAAGAAACGAAAGGCGTAGGTCGAAGTCTGAGCTGAAGGTTCGCGAGTAGCGAGAAAGCGAGGACAAGACGGACCCGGAAAACTTCAAAACTTCATGGTGACCGAGCGGAAGGAAATCCCGCGAGTGAGATTCGGCGAGAGTCGAAGTCCAGCCTTGAAGAGGTAGTGAGAAACTTATCTCACCTGATGAGTCTCGGTAGTCACGAGACGAAACCATAAACTCCCCCTGAAAGATAAAAAATATGACATCGACCACATACACCATCGACCACGACGCGAAACAAATCAACGCCTGCTGCTACTGCTTCCCGGGCAACAAAGTATTCGCGGCATTCCCTGAGCTCGCGTCGCTCAGTTACTACGGCGTCAGTCACGGCATCTGCGCGCCGTGTCTCGCCAAGCAGAAGGCGATTCTCGCCGAGAAACGGGCAGTGCTCGAATTTCGCGGGAAGAGACTCTGGCGCATCAAGTTCATCAAGTCGCTGCTCGTCAACGTCGGTATCGTGAAAGGATAAAACCATGCAACTCCTAGACAGAACGGCAGCGTGGTTCGAGGACTTATCTTTCAAGATGAAGGTCGGCGCAATCATTGTCTACGTGCTTGTCTGGGCGTCCATCTACTTCATCGCATGAAAGACCAAGAGAAACTCGACAAGGCCAATGCGCAACTTTCGCGTTGGCTGCGCAAACTCAAACTCGCAAATACCAAAGTCGGTATCTACGGACGACAAATAACTCGTCTCCATAAACGTCTCAATAAACCACAGCAACCTGCCGTAAGGCAATTCAACCTAGATTAAATATATGTTCGCTCACATGACCGGTGTTCCACATCACGCAGAAGAAATCACGTTGTTACGTGCACTCATCTGGCTCGCTATCGCAACGGGTCCAGTCATTCTGTTTAACATCAAAAGTTGGTTCAACAAGAAAGGTAAATAATAATATGCCATGCTGGACAGTTCAAGAAGCCAAGGTGCAATTCTCCGCTAACACGGACCGCAACTTGCTCAACGCCGCGCTCGAAGCAGACGGACTCAATCCGAAACTTACGGGCGACATCATCAAGTTCAATGGTGGCAGTTACCATTGCGCGTCGCATGAATTCACCTTCTCAGGGCTCAATCAAAAGCAAGCCGATGAGAAGGTCGCAAAGTTCAAGCGCGGTTATTCCGCGCAAGTCGTGCTCTCGCAAGCCAAGCGATTCGGTTGGCAGGTGAAGCAAACATCGCAATACGAATACGAGATTGTAAGGAGATGATATGCTACACACCTACATCTTTCGCTCGTCGAAAGGCACGGGGCTTTATCAAGTCTTGGTCCAAGACGACAGGTCAATGTCCTGCGACTGCAAGGGCTGGACGCTACGTTGTAAGAATGGCGCACGGACGTGCAAGCACGTTCGCTTGGTTGAAGCCGGCGTCGCCGAGCAAGACGCATCGTTTGTGAAAGCCACTGACGGTAGTGGCAAGATTGCTAGTATTAAACCTGAGCTTGTCGGCGCAGCAACATCTGTTCGCAAGTTCAACTTCGAGTAACAATTATCCAAAGAAAAACAAATCGTATGGCAGACAAAATTAAAGTGACCATCTTGGAAGATGGCACCATCAAAGTAGACACCGACAAAATTAGTGGCCCCAATCACGTCAACGCGGAAGGCTTCTTGCGAGAGATGTTCAAACTCGCCGGTGGTTCTATCGCACGCAAACTGAAGCACGCGTCGCAGCATATGTTCGGGCACGGCCACAGTCACGATGACCATCAACATCAATAAACCAATCAACCTTTAACCTTTTAACAAATCAAAAAATAAAAATATGAAAACGAATACGTCCACGAAACTCTCCACCGAACATCCCATCAAAGCGATTCGTCGCGCTGGCGTCCCGCTCGCGTGCATCGAAACGTGCGACCCTGCGGCGACTATCAAGAACACGATTGCGGAACTTCCCGCAGACAAGAAACCCTATTCCATTATGCAATGGGACATCGTCAAGGGTTTGTCTGGTCTGAATAAGGAAGGTCAGCAAGCCGCTCGTAACATCGCTCCCGATGGTCCCATCCAGTCGGGCAACCCGACCGAATGCCTCTCGTTGCTCAACGACAAGGCCCCGGGCAACAGCGTGTGCTTTTTCAAGAACGCACACAAGTTCATCACCAACGAGACGGTGTCGCAAGCCATCTGGAATCTTCGCGACACGTGGAAGGCGAATGGCAGTCATTTGATTCTGCTCGCTCCCGCGTTAGTGTTGCCGTCCGAATTACAGCACGACGTGGTGGTGGTCACTGAACCACTGCCCGATAGCGCCGAGCTCACCAAGATTGCCGAGGAGAATGTTCTGACGCCGGCGGGCGTCAAGACGGACGACAAGGAGCAAATCGTCGACACGCTCCTGGGTATGAGCGCATTCGCCGCTGAGCAATGCCTCGCGATGAGTATCGTCAAGGGCAGCAGCGGTCTCGAAGTGAATCAAGAAATGCTGTTCTCCCGTAAAGCCAAGATGGTCGAGCAGACTCCGGGTCTGAGCGTCTGGCGCGGTGAAGGCTCGTTCGACACCATCGGTGGTCTCGCGAACATCAAGTCATATCTCTCCGACTTGTTGACCTCGGGACGCAACCCCGTTCGTTGCATCGGATTCATCGACGAGATTGAGAAACTATTCGCCGGTGCGTCTGGTGACTTGAGCGGAGTATCACAAGACCAGTTGCGCGTGTTCCTCACTGAGATGCAGGACAACGACATCCCGGGCCTGATTCTTATCGGGCCTCCGGGCACAGGCAAGTCAGCCATCGCCAAGGGCGCGGGCGCAGTCAGTGGCGCTGAAGTGCTCTCTATCGACACTGGCGCGATGACGGGAAGTCTCGTTGGTGAATCGCAAGCGAAGATTCGCAAAGCGATGGCCACGTTCAAGGCAGTTAGTCAGGGTAAGGGATTGTTCATCGCGACTTGTAACAAGATTGCGAGTCTGCCGCCGGAACTGCGCCGTCGCTTCTCACTCGGGACGTTCTACGTGGACCTCCCGGACGCGGAAGAGCGAGCAGTCATCTGGAACATCTGGACCGCCAAGTATGAGCTCGCCAAGCAGAAGCTGCCCGACGACGAGGGTTGGACGGGTGCCGAGATTCGCGCCTGCTGCGATGTGGCGAATCGGACCAACAAGCCGCTCTTTGAAGCGGCGAAGTATATCACGCCCGTCTGCAAAAGTGCAGCGGACCAAATCGAAGCCTTGCGCATGCAGGCCAGCGGTCGATTCATCAGCGCCTCACGACCGGGCACCTACGAATACGAGAAGCAGGCTGCAGCGCCGACCCCGACGGGCCGGAAGTTCAGCGTGTAAGTAATAGAGAAAGGTCGGGAGTTGAAACGCTCCCGACCTTTTCACCAATCAACAATTAAAGAGTAATGAAAACGAAAACAAAAACGGCAGCAGTCAAACGCGAAATCAAAGACGGCGGTGCAGAGCTGGAGATTCTACGCAACGCCTTCCTATTCTCGATGAGCACTCACAAGTGGGGCAATCGCGCATCGGTCAGTCGTCGCGAAAAGAACGACAACGTGTCCGTCGAGTCCGACAAGGACGAGTTAAACATCACCAAGCGCCTCGTCGTCTGCGAGGAGCTGGAAAAGATTCGCATCTTGCTCGACGAGACCGCAGCGTGGTGCGTCTCCCGCTCGATGATGAGCACCGTGCGCAAGGGAGTCTATTTCGTCAAGCGCGAAATGATGGGCGCCTTCGAGGCGAAAATCAAGGAGTCCAATAAGGCGGTTGTCGACGAGTTGCTCCCGGCATTCTTCAAGGTCTATCCCAAGAAGCAAGAAGAGGCCAAGAAGAAACTCGGAGTGCTCTATCGTGAGAGCGACTACCCGAGCGAGGCAGACCTCAAGCGCACGTTCTACATCGAGTGGAACTGGTTCGGTATGAATGTCCCCGATGAACTCCCCGATGAAGTGCGCGCCCGTGAAGTCAAGAAGCTGAAGGAGACGTTCGCTGAAGCACAGAAGGAAGTCCGTAACACGCTGCGCGATGGTCTCAAGCAGCTCGTCAGTCACGCCGCCGACCGCTTGAAGGTCGGACCGGGAGCGCAAGCCAAGGTGCTCCGCGATAAGTCGATGGTGAAAAACTTCAATGAGTTTTTCGATACGTTCAGTGCTCGCGACATGACCAACGATGTGGAATTGGCCCGGGTCATGGAGGACGCTCGCAAAATCGTCGCACAGTTCGACGCTGACGCCGTTCGTGAAAACGTGGACGTCCGCAACGAAGTGGCCGAGAAGTTTGAGCAAGTCAACAAGCAACTGGATGCGTTGCTCATCAATAAGCCGTCGCGCAAGTTCAATTTCGATTGAACCCTTTGAATCCTCAACCCGCTGGCAGACCGGTGAAAGTCTGCCCACTTAATTATGAAAATCACTACAGATGAAACCGCGTGGTTCAACGCTCGTATGGACACGCCGATATATCCCCCCGCCAGCTCTTTTGCAAGACTCGCTATGCAACCGGGCACGTGCGTCAAATCAAACACCGTGAAGGTAGTCGAGAATCAATTGTTCGACTGCACCTGCGGCGTTGTGCAAAGCAACGAGCCATTCAAATGCGTCGTGGTAGGCCACGGGCTCATCGATAACCTGGAAAATAAATTCGTCTGGACGGGAACGCAAGGCGAGTTTCAAGAGACATGGAGAGTTGACTAATATGATACTGAAAAAGACCGACCGGCCCATCACCGAACGCAGCACTCACTTCAACCCCAATGACTTCCCCTACGATGTCTTTGGATTCTGGGAAGAGATTATCTGCGCAGAGTCTCATCGACTCCTCGGGAGTCGCTCCGTGGACGTGCCTAGCTACCCGCTAGGCTCGACGGGGATGAGAACACAAACGCTGTCGCAAGACACCGTCCTTATTAAAGGGTCCAAGCACGTCACCATCAAGGCCAGCCCGCAGCGGCCACGACAAGTGATAACCATGATTCAAGCCATCTGCGGAAAAGTGAAAGTCCAAAATGAAACCAGTCACTGATAGTCAATTCCTCGCAGCCAAGGCGCAGCTAGGGCACTGCGAGATTCGTCCACGGGGCCAGAGTGCACCGCCACAGAACATCGAGCTCAAGGGAGGCACCGTCAAGTGGACGTGCTCTTGTGGCTTTCGTAATCACCACACCAACACCGGCCGCGGGGTTTACTTCTGCGAATCTTGCGGCATGGATACGCAACTCAAACTCCGAAGCCTATGAAAAATAAACATCCACTGGCTCGTCGTCTCGTCGCAGACGACACCGCCGTCCCGACTCGTGAACAACATCGCAAGCCCTGCGCAGATTGCCCGTGGGCGCGCGCATCGCTTCCCGGATGGCTCGGGAGCCACACCACTGAAGAGTGGCTACAGTTTGCGCATAGCGAGACGTATATCAACTGCCACTGCACCACGAATCAAGCTTGCGCCGGTGCAGCTATCTATCGAGCGAATGTCATCAAGACGCTCAAGGACCCTACAGCGCTCACGTTGCCCGTCGACAAGGTAACCGTATTCGCCTCCCCGATGGAATTCTGGAATCACCATTCACAGGAGCGATGCGAAACGTGCGGTAGCAAACTGATGCTAGGTCATCTTCCCGGGAACCACGTGCGTGGCGATGAAGACGAGCGTTGCGACAAGTGCTTCACTAATTACGTCGCTGACGCAGAGACGGCGCTGGAACGCAAGCAGCGTATCGCGGAGGAAAAAGCTGACCACGACTACGATTGCAGCAAGTCGGAATAATAAAGTTGAGTGAATCGAAACAAACAAAGAAAGGTAATACATATGAAGGATAAAAAATTATGGTCATGGTCAGTCGGCGCACCGGCACGCGACGCGGGAGAATTCGGGTCCACGCGTAGTGGATGCGCAAACTCTCGCAACGAGGCGATTCGTCAATGCATCGAGCACGCGGAGTGTAGTCTCATGCGTCGCGATAACTTTGCGGCGACGATTTCACCCGCAGGTAATTTCGCTGCGATGAATCCGAGTCTCGCAGAGGACGTAACGGGCATGCTCAAGACGCACGTGCGCGTGGAAGAGGCTGCGGCGTATCTCGCCGCCAGCAATCTAGGACTGGAGCACGTGATGTGGGGCTCCCGCAGTATGCGAAAGGGCAGCAAGTCGTCGGGCACTTTCGGACGCCAGCCGGAAGCCATTGACTTGCGCTACATTCGTCAGCACGCTCTCGAAGCGTTGTGCGATGGCAGCTCCGAGAATGAAGCCGAGCGTTGCTGGAAAGCCGAGTATGGGCACTTCTTGAGGGAGTTGAAAAGCCGCGCCAAGAAAAGGTATTGGCTGGAACTGATTCTCAAGAGGCTCGGCTTCGAGGTGCTATGAAAATTCTATACTGCGTTCACTCCAACCTACCTCACATCGTCGAGAAGCACCAACTGTCACCAGTCTCTCGACGCTACTATGGAAGAAAGTATCCATGGGCCACTCACTTCATCATGACTGCGAATGGCATCTGTTATGCCATCTGTGACAGTTTTGAAGCGGCGGCTCACGCCATGGACCAATTCGCAAAACTCTAACAACCAACAATCAAACAATCAAACAATAAAGGTAAAAAATGAAAGCGTTTCCTACATACGTTCGTGACGGTAAAAACTACAGCCTGCCCTTTCCATTGCACATCGGCAAGTCGGGGAGAATGCAAGTTGAAATCTACACAGAGCCCGCGGGCTCACGGCTCCCTGTCGTCGGTATGCGCAATGCCATATTCATGGGATTGAAGCAGACAACGCTCGTGCTGTCCGAGCCACTCCACATCCATCGATTGAAACAGAGTGGCTATGGGACATGGATGACGTCCATGCCTCAAGAGATAGAACAGGTCACTCGTCAACTAAAAGGCTTCCACGGAACGGTGCTTGTGGGAGGTTTAGGTTTGGGTGTGGCAGTCGCGCTGCTCGAAAAGATGCCTAAGGTCAAAAAAATCATCGTCGTGGAAAGGTCCCAGGATGTCATCAACCTGGTCTGGCCTTTTCTTCCCAAGCGCAAGACGAGCGTTGTCTGCGATGACCTGTATTACTACCTGGAACAGGCGAAAGCGAACAGCTGCCATTGCGATTGCGCATTCTATGACATCTGGTGCCCGACGGGAGAGACCGTGCTAGTCGAGCACACGATGCCTCTGCGCAAGTTATCTGAAGGCGTCGTCGCGCAGCGCATCGAGTGCTGGAATGAAGACGAGATGATTGGCCAGGTGCGTATGGCTTGCCAGACGTCCATCCTGATGATGAACGCGGAGAACAAAGACTTCCCGCATCCCATCAATACAGATGAGGAGATGTTCAAGCGCATCCAACGACGGACAGACCTGACGTGGTATTTCTTCCGCTGGATTCGTCGCGAGAAGCCTACAGCAGAGCAAGCCACTGCCATGACAGAAGTCTTTTGCGAGACTCTGAAGATGCCTAGCTTGTTCGAGGAGCGGTGGGTAAACAATCAACAATAACCAAATATGAATAGCGACATTAATGAGGATGGACTGGTTGAAGTCCCGTTCACAGAGGCCGTCCCTAACTTGTCTTGGTATCGCTTCAACGGCTGGCCCAAGCGTCAGTATAAAAGATTCCGACACGAGCACACCCTGTCGAGCCCCGACGGGTTCACGTTCTACACGGAGCCGAACCTCGGCAACCGGGTAGGGGCGCGGGGCAAGTGCGAGAAGTGCGCTCGGTTTACGAACTGGGTAACACGCGTCGCCGACCGCTGGGCCTACTGGTGCGGCTGCGACTAAATCAACAATCAACAATCAACAATCAACAATCAACAATACAAAAATATGAATAACGACCGACGAAAAACAATCGAGAGTATCAACGAAGAAATCACCACGGCTAAAAAGGAGCTGGATGCGATTCACACACTGTTCGTCAAGGAAGCCAAGACGAGCGCACCGACGGACGCCACGGTCATCGCCGAGCGTCGCAACAAGGTCGATGCACTGAAGTCTCGCATCGAGGACCTGGCGAACGAGTTGGAAAATCCCAAGGACGAGGAGCAAGACGCGCACGACAACCTGCCCGATAGCTTGCAGCAGGCAGAACGTGGAACCACCATGGAGGAGAATGTCTCCCAGATGGACGAGGCAATCACCAAGTTGCAAGATGCGGTGACCGCGTTGGACGAGGCCGTGGATGCGTTGAACAACATTCAATAGTTATGCAACCACTGGAACTGACACACATCACGCGAGAGTCGGAGGAGCGCACCATCGCAGACTACATCGCTAAGTGGAAGGAGGGGAACGAGACTATGCGCGCTGCGTTCCCCGCGTCGTGCGCTCGCATCGCAGAGATAATGATGCGCACCAAGGTGCGAGAGATACACGCTGATGCAGTCGTCTACAGCAATGACGTCTATCAGGTGTCGATGCACAAAAAGGGAGAGGACTTCTATCACCTCTCCATCAAGCGCATCGACCGCCAGCCGATTCATGACTGGCGCGACTTACAAGAAATCAAGAATCAACTGCTGGGACGCGAATGTGAAGCAGTTGAACTCTACCCTGCCGAAAGTCGCAAAGTGGACGCGGCAAACCAGTATCATCTTTGGGGTATAAAAAATCCCAACATGCGGTTACCGTTCGGGTTCAATGACGGTCGCATCGTCCAAGATGAATCGTTCGCGGGCTCGATCAATCGTCCTTTGAAAACAAAATAATATGAAAGCAACCAATAAAGAAATCAGTCGGGAGGTGGCCAACTGCGAGTTGGCGCCTCTTATCGACTTTACACAGCGTTCGGGCGTCGACCTTATTCTGAAGATGCTCAACGAGCGCATCAAGAAGTATTCGGAGCGACAAAACTTCCCGTTGCGCTATCGCGAAGTCAACATGACGCAGATACGGTCGTGGCTTCACTTCGATGTGAATGAACGTATCGAGCCCATGTTTGGCATCGGGCTGTTGTTGCTCGACGTATGGCGTGACCTTCAAAAGGGCGTCGTCATGGATAAGTCCAAGAGTGTTCAACGCCGCGCGCAAAAAAGGATTTAACTTTCCATCCGCGCGGATAGTATCTGGGAACTCATATGGCCAAAACCATGACACAACGCGAAAGATTATTTCCTCAAGTTCAAAAGATGCTCTACCAGATTGCGTGGACGGCGGCGCGACGCCATCCATATCCTTCCTTGGAGGAGTCATTCGAGGAAATGAAATCGTTAGCTCACCTCGCATTCGTCGAGGCTTGCACGACGTTCGACGCTCGCAGGGCATCGTTCGTGACACACTGCTATACCAAGTGCTGGTATAAACTCAAAAGCGCAGAGATGGAAAGCGCCCTGCGTGCGTTCAGCTTGCCGGTCATCCCGCTGGACGCATCTCTGCTCGACGACGATGAAGAGGGACAGCATGCCAAGATACCCGCTGTCACTTCTCAGTTCAATCTCTCGGAGTTTATGCATGACCTCAGCGACGACGCACGCACGATAGTGCATATGCTCGTCGAGACTCCGGGCGAGCTATGGGACCACTGCCACACTTCACGCCATCTCATTCGGGAAGTCAAGTGGCATTTCACACACAAGTGGCGCAATGAAGAGCGAGTCTGCAAAGCAATGAACGAAATCCGTTTGCACGTCCTCTGGACCTTCAGATAATAAGGACGTGAGCAAATTAAAACCGTTCCAGCGGGATGGCGTTCGTCAGATTCGTAAGTTCAATGGACGTGCGCTGCTTGCTGATGAACAAGGGCTCGGTAAAACCATCCAAGCCCTATACTACCTGCGTTGGAAAGACCAATGGCCTGCAATCATCGTCACGCCCGCGTCGCTTAAATACACATGGCAAGCTGAAGCGATGCTCCACTTCAATATGCATGCGGAGGTATTGGAAGGCCGGCGCACAGCACGCCGGCTTCCCGGCAAGTTGGTGATATTGAATTACGATATTCTGGCCGACTGGCTCCCCGTGCTGCTAAAGGAACGTCCACGTGTAGTCGTGTTCGATGAGGCTCACTTTCTCAAGAACGTCGGGGCGCTGCGAACGAAAGCGGCAATGAAACTTGCTGCCAACATTCGTCGCGTGCTCGCGCTATCGGGAACGCCCATGACCAATCGACCGATTGAACTATGGCCCATCCTTCAACTCATCAAACCTGACCTGTTCCCCAGCCGCGTAAAGTATGCGTGGCGATTCTGCGCTCCGCGCCATACACCTTGGGGTTGGAAGTATGATGGGTCATCCAAGCTACCCAAGCTGCATCGAATCTTGCGTAAGCACTGCATGATTCGACGATTGAAAAAGGATGTTCTGCCCGAGCTGCCCGCGAAGCAACGGCGTGCAGTCTCGTTCAAGTTACCTCCCGCATCTCATCGCGAGTATCACAAAGCCCGAAAGGACTTCATCAACTGGCTGAAAAAGAATCACGGACTGGCCCGGGCGAAACGTGCCAAGAAAAGCGAGGCGTTGTCCAAGGTCGGTTATCTGATTCGATTGACAGCGCGACTCAAGTTGGCGCAGACCTTGCGATGGATTGCTGATTTCTTTGAGGCTCATCCCGGCGAGAAGTTGGTGGTGTTGACCATGCACACTTTCGTCATCGACGCTGTTAAGGAACGATTCGGCAAACGCTGCGTGGTCATCAACGGAGAAGTCACGGGAGCGATGCGTGAGGCTGCCAAGCGCAAGTTCCAAACATCTCCCCGAGTGGACTTGTTGGCGGGCAACTGGAAAGCGGCGGGCGTCGGGCTCACGTTGACGGCGGCTCGTTCAGTCGCAGCGCTGGACTTCCCTTGGACGCCCGGGGACTTGGTTCAAGGCGAGGACAGAATCCATCGCATCGGTCAGAAGCACGACGTCACTGCGTATTATCTCGCAGCGTTAGGCACGATTGAAGAATCGCAGCTCACCATGCTCCAGCGCAAGAATAAGATTCTGGAGGCAGTGCTCGACGGGCGCCGCACACGAGACTTCGATGTGTTCGCAGCGTTACTAAAACAGTTCACTCAGGAATGATTGAGAAGCTGACAGACTTGCTCGACTCGTCGCGAGTCGCATACAAGCGCCCGGGAGAGCATCATCACGTGCGTGAGGGTTGGCTCGGTCTGGATTGTCCAAGCTGTGGAAAGGGAACGTCCACCTTTCGTATGGGATTGAACATCCAGTCATTCGCATTCCATTGCTGGAAGTGCGGGCGTATCGACTCGAAAGAGGCGCTGAAGAGTCTAGGAATCGACTTTAGAGCGTTTTGGACGCTTCGCCGAGCTGGAATCAGCGTCCCAGGGCGAAACATCGCTAGGAACGAAGGCGGCAGCTTGCGGGAACCATCTGGACGGGGAGCCCTACAGCGAATCCACAGGGAGTATCTACGTGAGCGAGACTTCGAGCCAGACGAGCTGGTCAGGGTCTGGGGGCTGGAAGGGATAGGGCTGGCTGCGAAGCTGCGCTGGAGCATCTACATTCCCATCACTCGCTTCGAGCAGACCGTCAGCTGGACCACGCGAACGCTCAAGCGTGATGCCGAGCGTCGCTACATCTCGGCGAGTCCCGAGCAAGAGTTGGTCCACCACAAGCACATGCTCTACGGCTCGGACCTTTGCGCTCATACGGTCATCATCGTCGAGGGTCCTGCCGATGCGTGGAGAGTTGGTCCCGGAGCGTGTGCGTTGTTGGGCGCGGCATACACGACAGCGCAGCTCAAGCTCCTCTCGGCATACCCGCGTCGCTTTATTTGTTTGGACACAGATGCTCGCTTGCAGGCCCTTCGGCTTGCAGGTGAGCTTTCTTGTTTTCCAGGGCGGACGGAATTGATTGAGTTGGACGCGGAAGACCCCGGGAGTGCATCGCGCCGCGAGATACGGAAATTGAGAGAAGCGTGCGGCTTGAGATAATAGACTAGGATGAAAGAGACGACGAGCGTTCCGAATTATTACTTTGACGAGTTGATGCCCTTGCTCACTCACGTCGAATGTCGTGTGCTGTTCGTCTTCATTCGCGAGATTCGGGGGTGGCATAAATATCGAACGACTTTGAGCCGTCGCATCTCCATTTCAACCATCGTTCGACTCTCGGGAGTCAGTCGTCGCCACGTGCGCGCAGCCCTTCGATTCTTGCAAGATGCGCGTATCATCAAGATGACTCGTGTATATCAGAAATGGCCTAACAATGAAGCGTGTGAATGGAGACTGTTTTGCGATGAAGAACATCGATGGAAGATGTTGCGGGAACGAGCTGGTGTGGAGGGTCCCATTAGGTCCCTCGATGGAGGGTCCCAAAACGACGTTTGCGAGGGTCCCAATGGGACCCACTTTCAAAGAAAGGTTAAAGAAATAAAGACAAAGGCGTGCGCTGCGCGTCACGCGCTTGTTTTTAATGTTCCAAGTGGACGAGAGAAAGAGTTGGCGACATACACTAAAAGGAAAGGTTCGTTTCGTCTCGACGAGGGACGACTCCCGACCACGAAGGCTGAGAAGATGGTGGCGTGGTATGTGCGCTTGTCGCGACGAATGGGTTGGCACCTGCTCGAAGGTAAACCAGTTCAAGGTGCAACACGAGCGGGATGGAAGCCCGGCACGTTGCGCTCGTGGGAAGAGATGGCGCGAAAGTTTCTGGTCAAGCACAAGGGGACGGAGAAAGTCTGCAAATGGTTCGAGGTAAGCCGCGATGAGTTTCCCTGGTGGCCGTGCCGGACGTTCCGAACCTTTTGCAAGAGCTATGAGCGAATTGAGGCAAAATACAAAGCGTGGGCCAAGGAGAACAAGGCGCCGCCACCTCCACCCAAGGTCAATTACGATTACGATGAGCAGATGGATGATGACAAATTAAACAGCTTTTTAGAGAGTGAGGATTAAAATGAAGATGACTGAATTCAAGAATGATGCCGAGCGAATGGTATTGGTGTGCGCCATTACTTCAGACAGGGTGCTCGGCGAGATAGTGACGAAGGTTCGAGACAAGGAGCCGTTTCGCTCGCGTTGGTCGAATTTGGTGTATGGCTGGTGTGCCACATTCTATCGCAAGTATGGCGCAGCTCCGCGTCGAGCGATAGAGCAAAGGTTCAAGGCGTTCGCTGAGAAGTCTCGCGACGAGGATGTAGTGGAGATGATTGGGGTATTCTTGAAAGGCCTGAGTCGTGACCATCGTTCAGACTTGAACGAGAAATGGGTGCTCGACTTGGCAGCGGAGCATTTCAACAGGATTCGGATGGAGCGACTGCGAGACCAGATTGATGCAGATGTGGATGGCGTCGATTCGCAGCGAATCATTTCAGAATTCCAATCGGTTAGCCTCGGAGCGTCGCGCAAGATTGATGTATTCACAGACGCAGATGCTCAGCGTGAAGCGTTGGAAGAGCAAGGCGAGGAGATTCTGGTCCACTACCCGAATGCCTTGGGCGAGTTTTTCAGCAATCATCTTTCTCGGGATGGACTCATCTCGTTTATGGCTCCCGAGAAACGTGGCAAGACATTCTGGCTGCTCGACTTGGCGTGGCGTTCTGCCGTGCGTTGCAAACGGCGCACGTTGTTCTACTCCATGGGCGATATGTCAGAGCGTCAAGTCATGCGGCGCTTTCTATCACGAGCTACACGGCGTCCGATTGTCGGGGGCAAAATCAGAATCCCTATAAAGTTCAATGAGGAAGGAGTGCCTCGCTTTGCGCGCAGAAAGTCGGGTAGGCGTATGAGTATGTCCGATGTGCGAAATGCATTCAAGCAGACGCGGATGAAAACTTCCCACTCCACATCGTTGCTCCGATTGCGTTCAGAACCGAACAGCACAATGAATGTGGCGGGCGTGCGTTCGGATATGATAGACTACGCCCGCGAAGGTTGGATGCCAGACGTGGTGGTGATTGACTATGCGGATATTTTGGCCCCGGAGACCACGCGTGATGACTTTCGTCACCAGATAGACGAGACGTGGAAGGCGTTGCGCAGATTGTCACAGGAGTTTCATTGCTTGGTGGTGACCGCCACGCAGTCGAACGCAGCCTCATACGGAGCTGAAGTGATTCGTCGCAAGCATTTCAGCGAGGACAAAAGAAAGTTTGCTCACGTGACGGGGATGGTGGGCATCAATCAGACCGACGATGAGAAGGCTTTGGGGATGTATCGTTTGAACTGGACGGCGTTGAGGGAAGGCGCATATTCCGAGTCGCGATGTGTGACAGTGGCGGGCTGTTTGGAAATTACAAGCCCGTGCATCATCTCGACTTGGGGTGATGATTGGGGATGAATGACAAAAACTGCAGATAATAAGGAACAACATGAAGAAAACAAAACTATTCGGAGACCAGAATCCCTATGTGTGGTGCATTGAGATTCTCCACGGGTGTAATCTCGCGTGCCATCATTGCGCGATGTCCGTGTTGGATAGGACTCCACGAGCGATGTCGATGGAGACGTGGAAGAATACGATGAAGTTGATTGCTGAGATTGGGCCTGAGGTGCGCATCGAGCTGGCGATGGGAGGTGAGCCGACGCTTCATCCCTTGCTGTATGAGTTTCTGAAAGTCGGACGCAAGATGGTCCCCAATGGACAGTTTCAAATCACGACGAATGGCACCATGCTTCACAAGGGCCAGGTGACCTACAAAGGGATACTGGAAGCAGGTTGCAACATCGTCTACACGGACATGTATTCGCCGCGTCAACGCTTCCACGAGCTGGCGAAAGCGGCAAAGGAGGAAGGGTCGGCGCAGGAATTCTGGTTTTACTATCCTGAAGGCGACGAGCCACCACAACCCGACGAGAAGATGAGCCCGTGGACCTACCATGGTCCTCATATCAAGTGGATACCTCTGCAGAACAATCCATCGGATTGGCCCAAGTCGCGCCAGAATGCGGGACTGCTCGGGACGTGGTTCAATCACATCGACCCGAAAAAGGCCATCAAGTTCGGCATGAAGCCGGTGACGCTCGCCCCGTTTCGGCGATGTAACCAACCGTTCCTTTATGTGCCCGTGTCGTGGACGGGCGACTACATACTATGCTGCCAGGACATGGCGCTGGAGACTGTCGGCAACGGGAGCGTGAACGAAGGCATGGATGGATTCAAGAAATGGTGGTTCGGGGATTTCATGCAAGAGCATCGTCGTTGGTTGCGCGAAAAGGACCGCATGAAGAGTCCGTTCTGTTCGCGTTGCTCGATTACCTTCTCACGCTGCGACTACAAGCACTGGTCGGATGAGCAAGTGTCGAAGAAATGGGACGGTAAGGAGTGGGTGGATTATGAGCCCAAGAATTACCGGGTCAAGACGGGAGTCAAATATGGGTTGGATGTAGCAAAATAAAATCATGAAAATCAAACGCGAGAAATTTCTAAATGACTTGAATGCGGTCAAGGCCGGCTTGTCCTCCAAAGAATTCTTGGAGCAGAGCACGAGCATTGTCCTTCAAGAGGAGGGCACCATCGTCACGTTCAACGACGAGGTCTGCTGTCGAAAGAGCACCAGCCTGAAAGGCGTATCGGGTGCCGTTCATGCGCAGACGCTGTATGAAATCATCGAACGCATGGACGATGAGTTTCTGGAGGTGCGCGAATCGGATGGTGAACTCGAATTCGCAGGGAAGCGCAAGGCGTTCGGCGTCGTCAAGGAGAAGGAGATTCATCTCCCCATCGACCGCGTGGAGATGCCCAAAGCTTGGCGCGAATTACCGAAAGAGTTTGCCGAGGCGGTTCAGCTCGTCAAGCATTGTGTGGGAACGGACGAGAATCAATTCCTTCTGACGTGCATCCATATCAACGCGGACATGATTGAAGCGTGCGACAATTATCAGATGATGCGATGCACCGTCAAAACGGGACTCGACCGTTCTGTGCTCGTGCGCGGGGCGTCGCTCGCGTCCATCGTCCCGTTTGCGATGGAAAGCATATCGCTGACCAAGTCGTGGATACATTTCAAGAACAGCGACGGCTTGATGTATTCGTGTCGCAGATACACAGAGGACTACCCGTCGCTGGAAAGTCTGCTGGCGTTGAAAGGACATAGCATCGTCATCCCTCGTGGACTCGCCGACGCGAGCGAGCGTGCTGCCGTGTTCGGGTCCGAAAAGACCACCACGCCGATGATTTCTGTCCACCTGCGTCAAGGCAAGCTGAAGCTGAAAGGCGAGAATCTGATGGGGTGGTATCGCGAAGTGCGCAAGGTGGACTACTCGGGACCCGAAATGGAGTTTGTGATTTCTGCCAGCTTGCTGAAGCACGTCTCGGAGAATTATTCAGACGCCAAGATAGGCGACGACAAGCTGAAGGTATCGGGCGGTCAATGGGAGTATGTCACTGCGCTCGGTAAGAAAGTGGAAGAGGATGCCAACGACGATGCTGAGAAAACCGAGAAAAAGAAATGACAAGCTTTTTCTCGGAGCAGCAGGTGACACACCAAAGGGAGAGTCTGTCTCCCAAGTGTGGAGTATGCAAACTCTACAAGTCGTGCGACTCGCCCAAGATGGCGCCTTACATCCCGCGCATGAATCCATTAGGGGTTCTGATTGTGGGCGAGGCGCCGGGAAAGATTGAAGACGAGCGAGGACGACCGTTCGCGGGCAAGTCGGGAGAGTTTCTTAGGGGCTGTCTCGCTGAGATAGGCGTGGATGCTCGTGATGTGCACATGACGAATGCGCTCATTTGCCATCCACCTAACGGCGCGACGCCTAGTGCAGCTCAGATTGATTATTGCCATCCCAATTTGGTCCGCACCATTCAAGAAGTAAATCCCAAGGTGGTCATTACGCTAGGTCGGTCTGCGTTGCAAAACGTGCTGCTCGATTATTGGGACAGCGTGGGTGAACTGGAGCGTTGGACAGGTTGGCAAATCCCCATCGAGCGACATTGGTTATGCCCTACCTATCATCCATCGTTTCTGCTGCGTTCCAAGAACGACATGTTGAATGGCATCTTTCTCAAGCACCTGGAAGCTGCGTTCAAAATCAAAGAGGCTCCCGCGCAGCATCTCGATTGGGAGCGCAAGGTAGAATTGCTCTATGACGAATCGAGCATCGGCGCCGCCATTGAAGACATGGAGCGCAACGAAGGGTGGACCGCGTTCGACTACGAAACGACGTGCTTGAAGC